TGTGTATTTACACCAGGACCAATTATTCCAGTGCCTTGTGCTAACTGTGATGCGGATACATTTTGACCAGTTATTGCAGAAGCACCTTGTGCTAACTGTTGTGCATTTACACCAGGACCCATTATTCCAGTGCCTTGTGCTAACTGTTGTGTATTTACACCAGGACCCATTATTCCAGTGCCTTGTGATAACTGTGATGCGTTTACATTTTGACCAGTTATTGCAGAAGCACCTTGTAATAACTGTTGTGTATTTACACCAGGACCAATTATTCCAGTGCCTTGTGCTAACTGTTGTGTATTTACACCAGGACCAATTATTCCAGTGCCTTGTGCTAACTGTGATGCGGATACATTTTGACCAGTTATTGCAGAAGCACCTTGTGCTAACTGTGACGCAGACGCATTTGCACCAAGTATTCCAGTGCCTTGTGCTAACTGTGACGCAGACGCATTTGCACCAAGTATTCCAGTGCCTTGTGCTAACTGTGATGCGGATACATTTTGACCAGTTATTGCAGAAGCACCTTGTGCTAACTGTGATGCGGATACATTTTGACCAAGTATTCCAGTGCCTTGTGCTAACTGTTGTGCATTTACACCAGGACCCATTATTCCAGTGCCTTGTGATAACTGTGACGCAGACGCAATTTGACCGGGTATTGCGGAACCTTGTGCTAACTGTGATGCGGATACATTTTGACCAGTTATTGCAGAAGCACCTTGTGCTAACTGTGATGCGGATACATTTTGACCAGGTATTGCAGAAGCACCTTGTGCTAACTGTGACGCAGACGCATTTGCACCAAGTATTGCGGAACCTTGTGCTAATTGTGATGCGGATACATTTTGACCAGGTATTACAGAAGCACCTTGTGATAACTGTGATGCGGATACATTTTGACCAGGTATTGCGGAACTTTGTGCAAGTGGTGGTATGGTTACATTTTGACCAGATGCTGCAGAAGGTATGGCTGGTGCTGCTGGTGCTGCTGGTGTTGCCATATTACCGCTGGATAGAGGCGGAATGGGTGGCGGAGCAGCCACGCTTGGACTTAATGTTTCCGGGGGGCGTGCAACTGCCGCGGCACCTTGTGCTGATGACTGTTGTTTATTCTCGCTTCGTACTTCTTTCCCCAATCTTTCAAGTTCATCGTTAATTTCTTTTTTTGATAATTTTGGTTGCGGTGGTTGTAACCCTAACCCTAATGCTGCATGTATATCTCTTTGTTCTGCTTGTAACTGTTTTATTTGTTTTTGTTGTTTTTTACTCATCTGTGTTTGTTCAATGTGTTGTTTTTGTTGTTCTTGTATAAGTCGTAATTGTTCTTGTATTTGTGCTTTTCTAGGGTCACTAGATGGTAAAGTTTGTTGAAAAGCTTGCATTTTTTTTATATCATCTAATAAATTTCGTATAGCATCTGTTTGTGGTTTCGCTCCTTGTGCTCGTGATCCTTGTGCTCGTGCTCCTTGTGCTCGTGATCCTTGTCTAGAATCTTGGGTTAGTCGTACTCCGGCTCCTGGTCCTTGCGGTCTTCGAATAGCTGCTGCTGCTGCTGTTGTTGCTGCTGCTGCTGTTGTTGCTGCAGGTTCTTCTTCTGGTTCTCCTTGTCCCGGTTTATCCCCTTTTGCCCCTCCCACCTGTTGTTGGCTATAGTCGGTTAACCCGTCAATGTATTTTTCAAAATATACGCTTCCAAAATCGATAATTGTATCATTGACATCATTGTTTGTATAAGGCAAAGCGAATCGTAGTGTATGTTTTAATATATATAAATCAAGTGAAAGCACGTCAACATATTCCAAATTAAAAGATAATAAGTTTTTATAAACATATCTTAACACACGAAAACAAACATAAAGAATGGTTCTATCATTAAATAATCGATTACCATTAATATTATAAATGGCATCTTCGTCGACGAAATCAAAAATTTGTCTAATACGACCATCGGTGTTGTATACTCCAATTAAAACATCTCCAACTTTTAATCCAACAATGGATGCAACGCTTCCGTTTTCAATGCTGGTTATAATGTAATATTCTTTTGATGAATCTAAATTAAAAGTTGTGCATTCGCCAGGAGTTAACACCCTTATAGTAAATCCAAAAATTTCGCTGCATTTTGCTTTTTCATGTCTTTTATCTTCATCTTTCAACATTTCATCGAATAAAATAGGAGAGGAAACGGTTTCAATATAATCAATTGCCGATTTTGACATGTTGTCGACTATATCAGGTACTGTTACTATTTCAAGTGCTGATTCGGGGATTGACGACATTATAATAAATAGTTACTTACTTACTATTTTACTACCTATTATTATACTTATATAATTAAATATGTAATTATCTAATTATGTAATTATCTAATTATTTAATTATTTTATAAATTGGATAAAAATGCGTTAAACACATTCAATTGGCGTCCATTTTTTAAATTTATGATTAAAAACACATTTCATTTTTATTTTTTTTGACAAGTCGACAAATTTATCAATATTTGTGTTTTCAAATTCATCTTCGTCATCACTTTCTTCGAGTGCATCCAATGATTTATTTTCTTTAATTTTTCTAAATAATGAATTCATCATAACGCTGGTTTTATAGTCGGGTATAGATGCAACAAGTTTAACATCTGTTTCTGATTGTTTTGAATCTGGATCCGCAAGATGATAAACATCATTTTGAATATCGGCTGAAACTATAAAAATTTTATATTTATTATTGTTACCGTTATTACCGTTATTACTGTTATTACCGTTATTACCGTTATTACCGTTATTACCGTTATTATACGTATTATGATTTTTACTATAACCTTTATCAATTACGGGTTTAACAGACGTAAGAACAGGCGTAAGAACAGGCGTAAGAACAGACGTAAGAACAGGCGTAATAGGCGCAGATGAACCTTTTAAATCCGGATAAAAAATATTCTGATATTCGTTTTTCAAATTTTTTTTCTGGATGCAATATGCAGAATAAAATGGCTTGATACTAGAAATGCGTTCGAATGAAGTGTCAATATAAGGCAAACCAATTTCGACCTGAAATGTATTTTCCAATGAAACAGTACTGAATGCAAGATGCAACGTTTTTAATTTTTCAAAAACGGTCTGAGAAACATCTACATTTATTCCATTATAATAATGGATATTTTCAATTGTAAAATAATATGAAATAATTGTGTTATTCCGATAATAAAATTGCGTTCCATAAAATATAGTATCATTTGGGAAAATGCGCGAAGTTTTTTTTGATGTCACGCCAACAACCTGTCTGTCACTGTCGAGTTCTAAGAACAAACATTCTTCATTTTTAAACCAAACAAAATATTTTTTTCCTTTGGGTATAATAAGATATATATTGTCATTGTCATTGGTAGTAGCAGTAGTATAAACTTTCTTATAAGATTTCAACTCATAAGAAAATTTTATTTTTGGAAATTGTTTTAATAATTTTGCACAAGTGTGAGGATCACCGCCATTATTATCATTATTATTATTATTTTTTACAAATGAATTCATTCTATTTTTGAGCCAGTTGTATAGTATTATGGCCATGTTTTTATATCCAATTTTAAAAAATATATTGTCAACTGTGTATTGTTTTCGATACACTCATGTATTAGTTATTGTTAAACGAATAAGAAGAAATAGTATTAGCATTCATAGGTAAATACTCTAAATTATTTGAATTTTCATTCATATTAGTATTAGAAAATGTATTACCTGTACTAGAAGAACCAATGTCTTTTAAAAAATTTATGAGATCGTCCTTCATAGATTGACTATTACCAGTTGCATTATTATTGCCATTATTATTAATATTATTGTTTAAAAGTTGTTGTGATTGTGATTGTTGTTGTTGTTGTTGTTGTAAAGAATGAAACATTTCATCATATTTTTGCTGTGGAAGAGTTACTAAATCTTTTATTTTTGGAACCGTAAGAGTTGAAATAAAGAAAGAGTAAAGATAATGAAGAAGAAAAATGAGAATGAGTGATAAGATAGATACTTTAATAATCCAGTACCACATTTTTTTTTAAATAGAATAAAAAATAGAATAAAAATAGAATAAAATAGAATAAAAAATAAAACAATTATATAAATTATATAAATATAAGTTTAATACAATAAAAACGTAGATTATTATTTATGTTATTTTTAATATTTTTTATGAATCATATATATGTATGAATCAAATAAATAATTAATCATAAACTATTTAAACCCAACAACAAATAAATTATAAGTACAAGGAAATAAAAAGGATAGAAAATGCCATCAATTGTAATTGTTGAAAAAGGCGGCGATTTGAAAGCGCTGGAATATAAGAGCACAAATACGGATGAATTATATAAAAAATGTTCTTTTAAGAAATCGGAAGGTTTCGGTAAAGTTTCAGAATGGACGTATTCTAAAAAAGGCGAAAATATGATTACGGTCGAATTGTGGGCTCGAAGCGATGGACAAGCGAATCAAGAAAATAAATACGATTTTCCTCCACCGGCAGATAATGAATTGTTTTTTGGAAATTGTGCTCTATTGGCCAGAGATTCAAATATGAATATTATAGATTTGTCGGTAGAAAGATGGAATAGGATATACGAGCACTTGTTTGGCGGGTTTGAGACGCTTGCCGATAATGAAGACGAAGACGAAGACGAGGAGGATGAACTGGATAATGTGCCATCAAGTATGAAAACGAAGGACGGTTATTTGAAAGACGGTTTTATTATCGAAGATGCGTTGGAAGATGTCGATCCAGATGTTGATGCTGATGGCGATGCTGATGGCGACGCAGATGGCGATGATATGAGCTCGGATAATGAAAATGAATGCGAAAATGAAGATACAACATCATCGGATGACAATGATAATGAAAGTGATAATGGAAGCGATGGCTCATCAGAATTAACTTCGGAAGAATATGAATATTCGGATGATTCTGACGAGTGAATGAATAAGTGAATAAATGAATGAATTAAATTATCCACGTCGTTTACTTCTTGTTTTTCTTTTTTGAAATACTTTCTCCACGTGTGCGCCGAAATGACGTTTCTTTGTTGAATCCTTGTTTTTTTTTACTGATGATTCTGATTCTGAATATGATGCATTTTTTAAAAGAACATCATATAAATCATCATCGATTTCATTTGAAGATATATGGATTGAATTTTCTAAAGGTGAAGAAGAAGACGAATATGTATATGACGGCATAATTACAAGTTCTTCATTATTTCCTTCGTCTTCGTGTTCATCTTCATTTACAATGTAGACAAAATTATCTTGACTTTTATCGACACTTTTATCGACACTTTTATCGACACTTTTATCGTGATTACTTTTACTTGGATTTGGACTGTGAATTAAATACTTGTGTTGACTTTGTAATAATAGTAATCCAACGGGAATACCTGAATCTTCATTAAAAAATTCCGTTTTTTCGGACGAATGTTTTTTACCACCTTTTTGCCGTTTTTTAGCAGTATTGGTGCCATTAAGTATTTTATTTATCCTGTAACCACCGCTTGTTATTTTATTTCCGTCGACAGTATACACTAGATCCTTTGCTGCATTAAATCGCATGATTTTTATTTATAAAATAGTAACTATATATATTTAATATTTTTATTATTATTATTATTTTATACAATTTATTATTTTTATAAAAGAAAAAACAAACAATATTAATTGTAATATCTTTTAATTTCTGGATTTATTTTAATCTCTCGTTTATCCTTCATATATTTTAAAATGTGCTGAACTTGCGATTTATTGGGTATGAGTTCATTCAAACATTTTTCAATAAAAGTTAGAGAGATTGGATTGGTAGTTTTAGTTTCGACAAATCGCAATCTGCCGTCAGGTAATGCAAGGGACGTATTCAATAATTTTTTATTATTTACAATTTCCATAATTGATGTTTCAATATCATTTTTCCCCTCTCTCAAAGTTTTCAAATCCGCATTTATTTTTTTAATTTTATTATCTATCTCGATCCATTTATAAACCTGTTTATCAAAAAGTGATGCTGTTGTTGCTGTTGTTCCTGTTGTTTTTAATGTTACATTATTCTGTTGTGTATTCGAATTCATGATTCTTATAAAAAATAAAATATATAATATACAAAATATATTTTATTAACTAATAATCCTAAATCCTAAATATTACATAAATAAAATTATTATTAATTTCAATAAGATTATAAAAAAGTTCATTTAGGCGTGCATTAGTTAGGCGTGCATTAGGCGTGCATTACGGACTGGTACAACCACGGCAAAGCTTCGCGAGCTGGAATGCTTACAAGCGTCAAAGCGCACAGAATAAAATTAGATCCCAAACATCGATCTGCTTCTGCAACCGCCGAAGTAATGAATCGTTCAATTACCGTCAAATTGAGATTAATAATATTTTCAGGCGACAAGTAAATGTAAAATTGATGCGTAACCCATCCCATGACGTAGTGGGGAAATGGGTCACCGTAAGGTGGATAAATTGCCGTTCTTGACTGGTGGGATAACTCGGCCCTGTAATTCCAAATGTCAATGAGTTCCCTCAAAAAAGTAATATGCTGTTCATAAGTTAGCGCAATAAACCATTCGGGGTCGGAGTAGTGTCCTAGCGAATTAATATTTTGAAATAATCGCAGCACGTGTTGGCGAAACAGCTGCTGGGGTGTTAGCACATCTTGAGGAAGTGAAATCACAATGCTTCCATTATTTGCATTATTATTGTTATTATTGAATTCGTCTTCTTCAAAGTAATGATTGTTATCATATTCATAATTATTATTATTATTATTATTATTATTGTTATTGCCTTTTCTATTCACTTTTTTATTTGCATTATTTTTATTATTATTGGTGCGTTTACTGTTTAAAATCCGATCCAATTTAATTATTTTTAAAATGTCGCGAATCACATTATGCGGTATTTTGTTTCTGTTATATGGATTATTGGATTCATTCCATATGAGCCGACGAGTCAATCCGTGTTCATTCTCTACCCCATTATCGCTCAATATCAAATTAAAAATGGATGCGATATCAAATCCAAAACATGACATTTTTGCCCTTTTTACATCATCGTTATTAGTATTATTATTGCCGTAACAATGTTCTTCATAGCTAAAGAACTGATTATTGGGAATATCGCGTATGGGGTCAAGAGTATAAAAATCGGTCTCGTTAATACAAACGTCTCTATTACGTAGAGCCGGTCCTCTTAGCTTTATCAGTTTTCGACGCAAATAACTTTTAAATTTCAATTGAATTTTTATGCAGTGAATAGTATCATTATAAAAATTGTAGACACTCTGTTTCATTTCCTGTTTCGCTCCGGTTATTTTTATTTTTTTATAATCATATTCTCTCTGAATAATGATACACATTTCTTTTAGCTCTGCTGCTTTATAATCTACTTTTTCTTTTTCTTTTTCATTTTTATCTTCTAAAATTTTATAATTGTGAAATGAAATTTCTTTTGCACATGGTTTTAATGACTTCGCTGATTTCGCCGATTTCGCATTTTTTATAATTGGGTCTTTATTAAGATCCGGATCTTCTACATCTACATTTGTTATAGGTTTCGCCTTTCTTATTATAATTTTTTTTGGTTTGGCCTGTACTATTATGTTGTCTGATATTTCCGATGACATTATTATTAGTATTAATATTATTAAGATTTATTAAATGTCTTTGCTGGTCAATTTATATATATATATATTATTTTTCTATATCGATTCTATAATTATTTTTTATGACCTGAACATTCTATATTTATAATATATTATATAAATATTATAATGGCTAATCGCCAAAATTAAAGTAAATAGTACTTTAGTGCGCTGAATTAAAATAGTTTCCAATGTAATCAATATCCAAATATTTAGATACTCCGCCAGAAACGCATGAAACAAACCCGCCCATATGTAAATTTAAACTGATACTGGAGCAAGTTCCATTATAACTATATATAGCAGAAGGCGCTTCAATATTTTGAAATGTTGTAGTATAAGTATTAGAGCCAGTTCTAACTAAAGTCATTCTATGCCATTGATTAGCACCAGTAGTACCGTAGGTGCTGTTATGAACAGAAACATTATCTTGTTTAAAATTCCAAACATTAGTAGGAACTTGATTTGTCGAGTATTGCCACGCTAATTGATTTGATGGAGCTCCTAACGAAAAATCATTGGAAAATCCAACATATAATGTGGTGTTTGTAGCTGTTCCTAATGGCCAAGGTCGGAAAATCATTACAAAACCTTTACTGTTTCCTAACATATTACGAAACAATAAAGGTGAACCGCTTTGATAACCAACACTTGTATTTGAAGCTGGGTTCCAAATACGCTGAATACCATTATAACCATCTGCCGCGTTTTGACTTTGTGGAGAATTGACTGCTGCAGTTCCTACTTGAATCATTCCAAATGGGCCGTTATTTGTAGAACCGCTACCCCACATATCGTCAAATTGCCAATTTCCATCTGTATTGTCTGAACCCGGAGCTCCTGTTGCTCCCGTTGCTCCAGTTGCTCCCCTTTCACCAGTTGCTCCAGTTGCACCTTGAGGTCCAGTTGCTCCAGTTGCGCCTTGAGCGCCTGTTACTCCGATTGCCGTATTTCCAGCCGAATATTTGATATAGTATCGCATGACAATATAGGGTTGTAAGTTTGTAAATGCTGAATTTGTGGTTGTGTTATTTGCAATAGTGGTTGTTGCGGATGATGCAACAGTGATTCCTGTTGTAGTTGTTGCGGCTACTGCTGGTCCAGATACTGCACTTGCGGTATTCGCTTGGGGGGTTGGAGGCGTGAAAAAATTTATGGCACCTCCCAATATATAGTCACCATAGACAGAACGATTTGCACCAACTGAACCTCCATAAACTAGAGTGTGTTGATGTCCCGGGTCAGTCACAGTGGATGTAACAGTTGTTGATGCACCATGTGTGTGTTGAGGAAGGTTATTTGCGATCAATGTGTTGGAACCTGTGCCGCCCGTTAGGCCAACTGCATTAAAATTTGCATCTGTGCTATTATAACCGGCTATAACGCGAGATTGAATGTTTGGTAAATTAAATGTGTTTACACCATCACCTGTGCCATACGTTGTTCCAATTACAGCAAATAATTCACTGTACGTGCTTCTAGATACGGCTGACCCATCGCATAATAAATACGGGCCAGTTATTATGGATGTCAGTGGACCTGACCATGAAATGACTGTTCCTGCGGGCGCACCATCTGACGGACCTGTTGCTCCTGTTGCTCCCGTTGCTCCAGTTGCTCCTTGAGCGCCAGTTGCGCCAGTTGCGCCTTGCGGACCGGTTGCGCCTGTTGCGCCTGTTGCGCCGGTGGGACCAAGTTGTGTGTACATGACTTGTGTTACTGTTAAAATAACAGAAGGAATGGCTGGAGATGCTGGAGGACCGGCTGATGCCCCTGCCGCAAGTAAACTAATATTTGAATCACTACTATACCAAGCAAGTTGCACATAATCATTTACGGCCATACTCAATACAAAATTCCATGCAGCCACTTCTAAACTAGAACTTGAAGAACCACTTGCTGCAATTTTAGTATCAGTGTTTGGTACATTTGTTCCATTTTTTACTAACCATATATTTACTACACTTGAACCACCTCCGGATATTTTTTCAACCTGTGCTGAAAATTGAACATTGTATACGCCTGCATATAGTGTCACAATTCGAGTTGGATTTCCAGACGCATCATTTTGAATAACTACGCCATTATTTTCTGCAGTGGTATTTAACATCATATAATTTGCTTCAACTGGTGATAAACTTCTTCCAGTATTACCTTGTGTATTTGTATCATAAAATGAGCCATAATAACCCAAAGCACCGCCTGCTCCAACTGGTCCGGCAACACCAGTTGCTCCTGTTGCTCCTTGAGGTCCAGTTGCGCCAGTTGCTCCAGTTGCACCCCTTTCACCAGTTTCACCGGTTGCGCCTTGAGGTCCAGTTGCTCCAGTTGCTCCCCTTTCTCCTGTTGCTCCAGTTTCACCTTGAGGTCCAGTTGCTCCAGTTGCACCCCTTTCTCCTGTTGCTCCAGTTGCACCCCTTTCTCCTGTTGCTCCTGTTGCTCCAGTTGCTCCAGTTGCTCCCCTTTCTCCAGTTGCTCCAGTTGCTCCCCTTTCTCCAGTTGCTCCAGTTGCTCCTCTTTCTCCTGTTGCTCCAGTTGCACCTTGAGCTCCAGTTGCACCTTGAGCTCCAGTTGCACCAGTCGCACCTTGAGGTCCAGTTGCGCCTTGAGCGCCAGTTTCACCAGTAGACCCCATTGAACCTTGAGAGTCGCAGCTACCGCAACATTCTACATATTTATAAAGATTGCTATACGATGACATATTTATTTAAGTGAAAAATAAATAGTAATTATATAATTAATTATATTTTATATTCTAAATTTTAGCGATTTTATTTAATATCTTAATATTAAATAAATCATAAATATAAAATAAATAATATTTATTTACATTAATAATAATATATAATAAAAAATAATTAAAAAACATTTAATGGACATTGGATCGAATATATCATACACTTTAAAAATATGCGCAGCGATATCAACGGTTGGAATATTAATTAAATTCGGTTTAAATACAAATATAGCTTCACTTGTTGGATTAGGGCTAGTCGGACTATCGCTATTTGGCGCAATGCTAATGGTGCTAAAATTTTATTATAGCACGGGAACCGCCAACTCATTCTTTAGCGGCGCAGTGTTGCCCAGTTTAGTACAGCTGTTACTAATATGCGCAGTTGTTGGAGTTCTAATATATCAAACGGTAACCACGAGTGCGCAAAATATAACATCCAGCGAATACGACACATTTACTTCCATATCCACCTCGTTAACGCTAATGCAAATATTTATTACATTTTATTATTTATTTTTGAATATGAAGTGTTTCGCGGGAGGGTGCGTAACGTCGGAGAAAGATAAGCTAACAAGTATTGGAATCATGTATTTGAATGTAATATTAACGCTGCTAAATTTTTGCGCGCTTGGAATTATTCAAGTCATATTGACTAAATTTTACATATGTTAATAAAGTGAAAGAAAGAATTCAAGTTAATAAAATGAATTTGAATGTAATGCCAACCTCTCTGTCATTTTCCCATATTCCTGAAATTTTCAACACAATGTTGCAGTCATCCATGTGTTTATCGATATCGTAAAACAGTTTAATATTGCACGATCTCAATTGAGTGGTTAAATTGTAAATTGGGGTTTTCTTTTTTTTATTACACGATTTTAAGAAATTATTATATTTTCCAAGAATGCAATGTTCTAATTCGCATATTTTTGAAATCATGTCCCTGTGAGAATGTAAATCATACATGATGATATTCTTATTAAATGATTTGAAAATTGTAACAGAGCTAAAATACATGGGTATCATTACACCGGTTAATGAAACATCGTCATCTGAATAAATAATTCGAACAAACCAGCTGTCGTTAATCACCGCATTTTGAACCGGTTCGCTAAAATGTAAATGATTCGAACTAATTAATGTGGCGCTATTATTATTTTTTTGATTTATATCCGGTTTGAATACTAAATTCATATTTTACTAATTGATATAATCCCTATTTCCTTACTTTATAATTATAATTTTTATAGTTTTATATGACTTTTACAATTATAATTATATACAATTCATTCAAACAATTATCATTCGAATATAAAATCATCTATACATTTATAAACCAACTTTTTCAAAAATTTTATAATTCTTTTAAAAATATCAAGGTTGAATAAATCAGATGAAGGGATTTTAAAAAAGAATGCATATAAGTATATAAAAATACAAAGCAAGTATGAAAAAACGTAGAGAGATAAATATTTAATATACGAAGTCATGCTTTGATTATTAAAAAAACTGCACATTGCCGTTTCACACATTCCTTTATTGTAAAAGAAATAATAGGTGTCCAATATTCCATTTATTATTTTATGCGTGCTATTTTTATTGTTTTTTACAACAATCGAATCTTTTATTTTATCTTTTCCAAGCAAGTCAATGAAAAGCTGTTTTTTAATAATATTATTCTCTGCATTTCCCGTATGATCATGTGTTTTAAATATATAAGGTTGCCACCCATCCATGTATCGATTTTTATACAACATGTCGTTCATTGTAATAAATGGAATATAGCAAGATTTTTTTATGGTTTCAAATATGTCATGCAGCGACTTGTATTTTCTTTTGACGATTTTTTTACAGCGCTTCACGTCGAAATATGTAATGTACAGCTTGTAATTAACTAAGCGAACAATATCTGATTCGGTTACATTTCCTTTTTCGTAGAATGCGGTCTCAATCATTTTAAAAATATTTGCAAGAACCGGTTCTGTAAAAATAAATTTCTTGTTTGTTTTAAAACTTTCTATAACAATTTCATATATCTTTTCTTGAAATATTTCAACATGACCGGTCAAGTATAACAGTGCAACAAAGGAGCTTGCACTGCATGAAGATATTCTATGAATCGCAATTTTATTTTTATTTTGCATTTCTCTCAAGAAATATAAACAACCGACCAAATAAATGGCATTGAATGCTCCGCCACTTAGAATAACGTCAAGGTGAATAATGCAATTTTCATCCTGTTGAATGTTATCCACCATATTTGTTACAACATCCTGCAAATTCATATTGATCATATTTATATTACTTTATTAAGTTATAGAAATATTTATTTTTTATATTTTTTACACTTTGTATTTTATAAAAAATAAAAAAATAATTAAAATAATTAAAATATTTAAATATTTAATATATTTAAAATATTTAAAATAAATATTAAATACAATTCAAAAAACTAATATATTACATTAAAATCACAACTAACTATTACAATTAAATGCAACATACATGTCATTTTGATGATTATCTTCAAAAACATAAAAAACATTCGATGCATCCAAAAATAACGGAGCTTTATAATAAATTCCCGAGCACAATACATAATTTAAAAAATTTAATATTTTATGGAACAGCGGGTGTGGGGAAATACACTCAGGTGCTGTCATGCATACAAAAATATAGTCCGAGCGAATTAAAATACGAAAAACGATTAACGGTGAATTACGATAAAGAACAGTATTTGATAAAAATGAGCGACATTCATTTTGAAATCGACATGTCGTTGCTGGGGTGCAATGCAAAAATGCTTTGGAATGAGATATATGCTCAAATCATTGATGTAATTGTGTCTTCCACATCTCACAACCAGGTGGGTATAATGATTTGCACAAATTTTCATAAAATAAACAGCGAGCTACTTGATAATTTTTATAGTTATATGCAAGGCGTTAATTCTGTCCGTTTAAAGTACATTATCCTGACAGAACATGTCGGATTTATTCCAGATAATATACTGCATAATTGTAGGATCATTCATGTTCCTAAACCATCGTTGACGAATTATAATAAATGTTGCGCATTAAATATTGAGTTTGATAAATTAAGAATAAAAAATAATCCGGCTACTACAACGACTACAACGGCTGCGTCTGCTGAAACTGTTGCAACAATAATACAAACACAAATACAAAAGCACGTTAAAGAAAAAGATTTTATAAATAGTAACGTCGCGCTCTCACATCCATATGAAAAGATATGCAACGATATACTTGAAATTTTGAAAAATCCGAACGATTTGGCATTTTTATCATTTAGAGACATGCTGTATGATATTCTTATTTACAATTATGATCTGGGAGAGTGCATTTGGTATATTTTAAACAATTTAATAAAAACGAATTACTTACAAATGGATGATTTATCTGATATTTTAATAAATACATATGCGTCACTTCAATATTTTAATAATAATTATAGACCAATTTACCATTTAGAAAATTACATGTATAACTTAATATCAAAGATACATGGATTTTGAAAAATCAAAAATTAAAAAATCGCGATTCATCCTGGAATTAACGCCAAATAAGAAATACACATTGGATGAATTGAAAAAAAAGTATAGAATTGCTGCGCTGAAATATCATCCCGATAAACATTTCAATTCAGACGATGCAAAAGCGAAATTTCAAGAGATTAACGAAGCGTATATATTCTTATGTGGAAAGTATGATTCGGATGCAGATAAAAATACGGAATCGTACAAATACAATGAACACGAACATTGTTATTCCGAATTATTTTCCAGTTTTATAAACTCTCTCATGAAGGATTTTTCAAAAACAAAGGTAATAGAATTGAATGTTATTATACAGGTGCTTATGAACAAGTGCGTATCGATAACTTCGACAATTTTTGACAATATGGATAAAGAATCGCTGCTGTTTATATATAACTTGATTATGAAATATGATGCAGTTTTAGATATAGGCGGCGAGAGATTGAATCGAGTTATCAGTTTAATTAAAAATAAGTTGCAAATGAATGATATTATAATTATTCGTCCCACTATTTCTGAATTATTTGATATGAATAACATACAAGTGGTTGAGCACGAAAATAAAACATACTATGTTCCGCTGTGGCACACGGAATTGTATTATAGTATTAGTAACGACTACAAAGATCAGAGAGAGCTTATTGTAAAATGCATTCCAAAACTACCGGAATATATCTATATCGATGAGGCAAATAATATTTACGTTGACGTTAGAACGCGCGTCGAGAATTTATTTAATCAGACCACATTGTCAATTACGCTCGCAGATTCGGTTTCATTTGATATTCCGGTAAATATGCTCGAATTTAAAACGAATCAAACGATTACGCTAACAAAATGCGGCATTCCAATGATAAATACGGAGAATATGTATGACGTTTCAGAGAGAATGAATGTTATTATTCATTTAGAAATATTGATTTGATTTAATGGCATTAATAATAATAAATTATATTCATTTTATTTTTATTTTTATTTTTATTTTATTATTATTTATTATATTATATAAGCATTTTCTCTCTATTCTCTCTATTTTTGCTATTATGAACCCAATTCGAATCGCGATATTGTTTGTTTTGATCAATTTTTGTGTCGCATATGTTTCAGACAATGTGCTGAACGACTTGTCAAAGTATTCAAATATAAAGGCATTCAGCTCTCTTGCTCCTTATTTTAAAAATAAATCCATTGTTGTCGCCGGCATATATGCTGGACTAACGATTGCAATTGCCACGATTGCATTAATGATTTTATATCGAATGATTTTTTATGTGTATTTGCCAAATGCGCCCTCGACATACGTTGTATTTTTTGTATTGGCATACGCGATTGGATACGCGATGGACGTCATCATATATAAAACGAATATTTTCGATACCTTGCAACCATTTTATAATGAAGTGGGTGCTGGAAATGGGGGAGCGCTTTCGTTTCTGTTTTCCCTGGTTGTAAGTTTTGGACTGTTACAATTTGTAAAATATTTGACAATGTAAAATATTTAACAATGTAAAATATTTAACAATATAAATAAACGATTTAATGACAAAGAAAAATATATTATAATTAAATAATATTATTTATAATAAATGTCGTCTGAAAACGGTAATAGTAATAATAATAATAATAATAATGGATATACGATACGGAATTTCGGATACGGTTATGTAGCAGGCATGGCGGGAATTGCTGCGAGCCACCCGTTTGATACGATTAAAACGAATATTCAAAAAAGACAAGTAATTAACTATAATATAAGGAACTTGTATAAAGGTGTAGCAGCTCCGCTGTTCGGTGTGGGATTAGAAAAAGCGATTGTATTTGGGACGTATGAAACAACAAGAAAATACACTAATAGCGATTTTATCAGCGGGGGTTTAGCGGGATTAACCGCCAGTTTTGTCGTGACACCATTCGAGAGAATTAAAATATTGCTTCAAACTGATCAAAAAATAGAAAAGAATATGATCAATCGGAAATTTTTGTTTCAGGGACTAAGTGCAACTTTTTACCGGGAAACTCCCGGATTTGCAATTTATTTTTCAACATATAATTATTTAAAAAATGTAATTCAAGAAAAAACATATTTACAAGAATTGGAAGAATATAAGAAACAAAATCCTCGACTGTCGTCATATGTTACAGAAAAAATAGAAAAAATAGAAAAAACAGAAAAAATAGAAAAAAAAGAGGAAATACATCCATTTGATTCATTTTTAATTGGAGCATTTTCTGGATGCGCATCTTGGATTTTCATATATCCGCAGGACAGAATTAAGACGCACTTGCAAGCGTGCAAAGAACGGCAAATGGGTTTTGGAGAAGGGTTAAAAGAGGTATTAAAAGATGGAGGATATCGCGGGCTTTACAGGGGATTTCATTATGCGCTCATGCGAGCTGTACCGTTGCATGCAACGGCTTTTATGACATTCGAATTATGTAAAAAGTATTTGAATTGATTCAATTTACACGATACTTATATGACATATGGCAAAAGGTATTCATCAGAGTGATTGTAATTAATATTATTTTTTTTAGAATCTTGTATCTTCTGTATTTTTAGTTTATGATTTTCGATACCAGTCATCATATCAAAACCAGTAGTTTCAAACTTGGCTATATCACAACATCCACAGTGATCCATATTTGCCCAGTACACTTTTCTGGTTTGTATTGTATTGTCATAATCCAAATTCCAACGACCGATCATGACACAATTAGTACCATTATTTTGATGTTTCCACAATCGGAGAAATTGAAATATATTAAACCTTGATTTCACCATTTTCACAATTTTTTATGAACTTTGGATCCGTATTAAATTTAAATAAATTGTTTTCAATTTTTATACATATTTATATTTACAATTGGTACCGTACCCCTTAATAACTACCTTTCTTCGTTTTATACTCAATAAAATTATTTTAATATATTGTATATACTAAAATAATAAACTAGTATGAATGATTCTGATAATAATGATGAATGCGAATCTTGTAAATGTAAATGTATTACAAGAGATACAAGACATTGCATTCGAAATGAAATTACAAATATGAAATGTCAAGTTGAGAGAATAGAAGAAAAACTTGATATCATATTACAAAAATTGGATAACAGTATTATAAAAAATTGTGATAAAATGGGCGACCATATTGATTTTGTGAATAACGTTTATGAGACGGTAAAGGTGCCGTTGCATTATATTTCAAATAAAATACACAAGATTGCGAATCCTCTGTCGGCGGGTTCATCGGCATCATTCATAGAAGATGCTAATACTAAGTAAAAAACTTAAAATTGTTACCTGTTATTTTTATTTGTTTTTATTTGTTCCATCATATATTCAAGCAATGGTTGAAAAATAGATTTTTTGTTACTTTTAGTAAACTTCCATTTTTCATTTATAATGCATGGACAATTATTACAAGTTATTGTTTCGTGTTCTGATAATATTTTTCCAATTTTATGTATTATTTGTTCTGTTGGGACTAAATATCGGCGGTCTTTATTTCTATAATAAAATTCTTTACTTCTTTTGAAAGGACACCATCTCAATTCTACAAGTTCTAATTTTAAATATATGCTCGATAATAATAATAAATCGTTTGTTACATTCTTGAATGTTTTTATACACCATGATTTAATTTCATCTGTTGTTATTTTTCTTTTTCTATTCGTTAAAACAGTATCTAAAAATGCATCGAAGAATTCAAGATTTTTAATATTTATTTTTTTCAGTAAACTAGAGTCGTCAATAATGTTTTGTTTTGCAGTTTCAAATACTCCATTACAAATGGAACACCAGTCGCATGATATTTTAATATTTTCATATTTATCATCAATATCTAAAAAACAAATATTTTTTTCTAAATTGTGTAATGCTGGTTTTAAAATATGAAATACGCGCATAAATCCTTTCAAATTAACATAATGAGGAAGTATATGTGATGCTTCATTTGTTTTATCTGCATTTATTCCTGATCCCAGTGTTGCATATACAATTATTGAATTGATTGAAATATTTAATAGTATTAAATCTTCCTTAAAGGATATAACCATTTAATTTAATAAATAAAATAATATACACTTTTTAATAATATATTGGCTAAATAATTTTTTATTAAGTAAAAAATTGAAATTTATGTTGGATAAATTGTAAATTGGATACATTAAAGCGCAAAGCAAAGAGACAAGAAAAAAAAATAATGTTGCCATTATTCAATTCTGCTGTTATGAATACGACGAATGCTGACAATGATGACAATGACAATAAAAATGGAAATACTGTGAATACTGTAACATTGGATTTGCGCGTTTCATGTAATACATTTTGGAAGTATCAAATGAAGCTGAAGGTCGATCGGGATGAATTTATCGAGCCAAATGACGAGAGAAATTCGAATGATATAAATATAAATGCGAATTCATGTTTCCATGAAAAAAAAACGCCTGTATTCTCAAGATTGGAAAGGCACTTGTGTGATGCAATGATTGCACACATTCATGAAGATTTATTGCTAAATGGACAAGAAGATCAAATAAAAAAATTGTGCGAGGTTTCAAGTAAATTTCATATTCACGGACACTCCACGAATTCGTTGCTTTATCACCAATCCAATGCTCCTCATGCCGATCATGGCGGCTGCATTTACATTTGCAATCATTGAGTTGGAGTATTTAAAACCTACGCAAATGTCTGCTCTACTGGTACTTGGTGTACTGTCTGTCCTCCATATTTATTGTATCTTTTAGATGATCCTTTTTTAAATAAAGTTTGCTGGGCCGCTAAAAGACCGAGAGGAACAACCGCTTCCACAAGTCCGCCACCTCTTCTCTTAGCATTTCTCTTGTTGCTTCTCTTAGCATTTCTCTTGTTGCTTCGCTTGTTGCTTCGCTTACCGCTTCGCTTATTGCTTCGCTTGTTGCTTCGCTTATTCCTAGATTTAGAACGTGAATATTTTTTTGCAGTTCTTCTTGATCGGCGTCCTCCAAAATTAGGAGTACCATCAGGAGAAGGACTACCACCAGGAGAAGGAACACCCCCCTTCATTGCATTTACATTTTTTAAAGCTGCCAGTTCATAATTTTTTTGAACATATAAATTGTGAGCTTTATTTGCCAATTGGTTACCCATTTGGTCGAAAGAAACGCCGCTTAATGATGCAGGTGTTAAAGGGGTTGGAGCGCCGCCGGTTTGCCCTCCTGGGAGGCCTCCTGGGAGGGCGCCGCCGGAATCATATCTCATCACAATGCCACCTTCTTGAAATATTTTTTGTTCTCCACCACGCATCTTACGTTTCTTACCACCAAATACTACTTCTCTTCCCATTTTGCCCATTATGTAATATAATTGTATATATTATATTATATACACATATAAAAAAATAATAATAGTATTAGTTTTTTTTTCTTTTTCTTTTTCCTTAATAAATAAATAAAAAAATAAGAATTAAGAATTTGGTTGTAAAACTTGTGAAATATAATTGTTACGCAATAATAAAATAAATATTCCTAAAACTAAAAAAAAACTAATTAATAAAAATAAAACGGATAAATAAATGTACGGGTATATTTCTTGAAGAATTAATTGTATAATTGGTTTAAATAATTGTTTTAATTCATTTTTCACATCTTCGCGTTTAATTATATCTAAACAATAATCGATTGCTTTATTTTTGAATTGATTAGTATTGTGAATAGAAGCATTGCTATTAGAATCAATCATATTTATTAACTATATTGCATACTATTATTTATACAATGAAACGTAATATTGGCTTATATAAAAAAAATATGATGGTTTTTTTTATTTTTTTCATTGTATTTACGAAATGTGTTTGTGAATTATTGTGTTTGCGAATTATTGTGTTTGTGAAATGTAATTGCGAAGTGTAAATGAGTATCGAACTTCTTTGATTTTTTTTTGAACTGGAATCTCATGCGTAAATTCCTTTTGAAATTTTCCACCCATCTGAATCATCTGTCCCGAAATTGTGGGAATGTCGGATACAACCTTTTTTGTCTTCTTGTCCCGAATGCGAAACTTGCGAACAGCGCCATATGAAACAGAAACGACAGAAACAACACCAATGCCATTGTCAGAAGTAACATTGCGTTTTCGATCAGAGTGTGCACCAGTGCGATCGTTGCCATCTTTGTACCGGGTTACCAGTATCCCGTTGAAATTTGAACCAAACAACTGGTTCACATGTTGTAACATCTTTTCAAGCGACGACGTGAGTGCTTGTGGTTTTGCAGTTTGTCCCGTGTAGCGGTAACCATCGCATTCGTTTGAAAAGAACCCGACATCGCGATGCTGGTACATGGTCTTTCCATACATGACAATCGGTGGATTTTGAATCAAAAGACCAGAAACATCTGCCACACAACTTTCCAACAGTCCGTCATCATTGAATGGTGTCACACTCAAAAATGAATCAGTTGTTTCAATCAGCTTCGTCATTATCTTATCTTGTGTTGGAAACTACATGTACAAAATATGAATATTTTTTTTTCAATTTATTTTATTAGTAATGTAATTAAAATTGGTTTGTAAACAATCTTAATTACATTAATAATATTAATAATATTATCATTAATAATATTAATAATATTATTAATTAGTTTTAAAATAAAAATATATAAAAATAAAACTTTATAAAATGTATTATTATAATTAATTATTAACTACAAGTTATTTAAAATGGAAAATTCGGATGTATCAATACTATCATATGATGACAAGGATATAAATTTATCAAATATTGTTCTTTCCATGCCATCGAGCATTCAAGGGGGGTCGTATTTTACCAAAATACAATATTTGAAACGCCCGCTTTACATGCAATCTCCGACATGTATTTCAAAGCAAGGAATCATAACTGTTGGTAAAAAGACGTACATTGATTTAATTATTTCAAATGAAAAAGATGGAGAATTCATTTCATTTTTAGAAAATTTGGAAAAGACGTGCATTGATATTATTTTTGAAAAAAGGCATGTCTGGTTTACAGATGATTTAGAAAAAACCGACATTGAAATGGCATTTGCGTCAATTATAAAATCATACAAGAATGGAACAAGCCATTTATTGAAACTAAATATAAATAATGCGAATAATACGAATAACAATATAAAACACGGCATTGGTGGTGTACAGAACTGTTTTATTTTTGACGAAAATAACAACACTTTGCCACTTGACCATGTCAAACCGGAAATGCAATTAATCACCATTATTGACTTTGAAGGAATAAAATTTACATCGAAAAGCTTTCAGTTTGAGATGAATGCTCGTCAGATACTGATAATAAATGAAAAACCGGTATTCAATTCGTGTCTGATAAAACCAAAAAAGAATGTTTTTGAAAATAGTACCACTACAAATGATGGAGCAAATGAGAATGGAGCAAATGATAATGGAGCAAATGAGAATGATGGTGCATTAATTGCAACTAATCTAACTCCGATTATGTTAGAAGGTTTAGACATAAACAACAACAACAATATTCATAAAAAACCAGAAATAGTAAAAGATTTAGAAGATATTGATAAAAACATTCATACGAATGAAAGTGTAGTTGAAAGTGTAGCGGAAAGCGCAGCGGAAAGCGCAGCGGAAAGTGTAGCGGAAAGCGCAGCGGAAAGTAAAGCGGAAAGTAAAGCGGAAAGCGCAGCGGAAAGTGTAGCGGAAAGCGCAGCGGAAAGTAAAGCGGAAAGTAAAGCGGAAAGCGCAGCGGAAAGTAAAGCGGAAAGTAAAGCGGAAAGTAAAGCGGATGAAAATGATCAACTAATCGAGATTGATTTAGAAATACCTCCAGAATTAGATTCTAAATTTGAAAAAATTAAATTACAAGACGCAAATGATGTCTATTATAAAATGTATAAGGAGGCAAAAGAAAAAGCAAAATCTGCAAAAAAAATAGCAGTTGAAGCATATTTGGCTGCTGAAGAAATAAGGTTTACATATAACTTAATTGATAATGAAAGCGACAGTGACAGCGACGAAAGCGATAGTGATAGTGATAATAATAATGACAATAATTACAATAATGACAATAATGACAATAATGACAATAATGACAATAATGACAATAGTAATGACGATTAATACAAAATAAATATAATTAAAATATAAAATATAAGGCGATTTGTAAACTTGTAAACTTGTAAACTTGTAAACTTGTAAACTTGTAAACTTGTAAACTTGTAAACTTGTAACTTGTAACTTGTAACTTGTAAACTTGTAAACTTGTAAACTTGTAAAAAACAATTAATTAAATTTCAACTATTTTATATTTAGTCATATATTTCAATTAAATATAAATTTATAAAAATATTTTATCATTTATTTTATATAATATATAATATAATATAATCATGCTTGAAAATTTACAAAGATACGTCAAAAGCCATCAAGTGCTCACTGTTTTAGCATCCCTTGTGTTAGTTTGGGCTATTTACAACTATTCAGGAAATAAATCCATGTTTCCCGAATACATGTCATCCAATTCCAATTCCAATTCTAGAAATGGAAATAAAAGGAATAAGGGACCTCGAAATGGACCAATGCCTGTAGACGACAGTTCTGTTTACAACCAGCTGGATTCGGTTTCTGCATCAGCTTCTAGTTCAATTGGTCTTCCACCCAACTGCTCCGGCCAGGCCAATATTAATCCTTCAGACCTTTTGCCCAAAGACAACAACAGCTCTTGGAACATGAAGCCAATGGGTTCTGGCGACTTTCTCGGTGTAAACCTTTTAAATGCCGGATACTTGATTGGCGTTGACACCGTTGGAAGTTCTTTGCGCAATGCCAACTTGCAAATCCGCTCCGAGCCACCCAACCCTCAGCTTCAAGTCAGCCCTTGGATGAACACGACCATTGAGCCCGATCCTTTCCGCGCTCCGCTTGAGATTGGCTGTGGTCCCAAGCCCTGCTCTTCATAACAATCCCGCTCTTCATAATTTATTCAATCTTATAATTCAATATTTGTACATTTGTACAAATTATCAAAATAAATAAGGTGTATATAATTTTATAAAAAATATATAATTATATAATAATATACAATAATTAATAATATTAATAACATTAATAACATTATATTTACTTGCTTTAATGGAGGAAACAGGAATATCGTCACTAACAAAAACGCTAACAAATGCATTTAGTTCAAACCCGCCTTCTTCTTCTGCTATAGAACCAATAAGCGATTTTGCAGCAGATGCAGCAACCACGTCAGGATCAGAATCGGGATACAGTATTTGGTCTATCATATCGGGTATATTAATTGTTTTGATTATTTGGGTTTTAATTTTTAATTTATTTAATTTAGGTAAAGTTACAGATTGGATTGAATCCATTTTGAAATTCTTCGGATATTCAACGGGAGAAACGATTAAAACAACCGCCAATGTTGGTGCAGCGGGTTTAACTGGTAGCACGAATGTTGCAGCTGGAGCGTTGGCGGGAGGTGTAAACATGTTGGAAAAGGGGCTAAATTTAACACCCGAAGAAAAAAATCAAAGTCAAGGTCAAGGTCAAAGTCAAGGTCAACAGCAACTTGGAGAATCAGCAGAATCGGCAGTTTTAGCCAAAGGTTTGGCAAATTTGAAAAAAATGACACCTTTTCCCGACGATGCCACCAGCGTAACACAAAGCGGCGGCCGTTCAAAATCGGGTTATTGTTACATTGGCGAAGATCGCGGATTCAGAAGTTGCATCAATGTGGGCGAAAATGATGAATGCATGTCGGGGGATATTTTTCCAACGATGGATATTTGCATCAACCCCAATTTAAGAACATGAAACCGTATTTTTAAACTTTCAACGCTTTCTGTTTTCTGTTATGTCTCGTTTTTTTAAAAGTATTTGAATTTGCGCCACTTTTAAAAGTCGATCTTCGTTTTTTAATTATATCGCCTTTTGGATCTTGCATATTTGTTTTGATTTTTTTATTCACATGTGCAGTTTGTGCAGTTTGTGCAGTTTGTTCAACTTGTGCAACTTGTGCAACTTGTTCAACTTGTTCATTTTGTTCATTTTGTTCAACTTGTTCAACTTGTTCATTTTCTTCTAAAGACATTTGATTCCCCATTTTTTTGTATGTATTTTAATAAAATGTATTATAAAATTATATAAAATATAAATAATTTATACTTGATTTTTAAACTAATTATTTATATTTTTAATTAATTTAATTGGTTATACTTGAATTGAAACATTATACTTGAAACGGTTGTTTTTGGGGCGGCTCGGGCCCATAATATTGCGGCCATTTTGTCCCCCCTGATTTATATGTTCTTATCACTTTAAAATTATACAGCGGAACCGACGGATAATAACAAAGTTTTTGAATTTTACCAGGAACGTCGGAATCGCTCGTTAAAGAACAGCTCACGTTGTTATTATTGCAAACAAGGACGTCGCCGACTCTTTGCAACGTGCTTGTATTCGGATTCGTATACGTATCTGTTTGCGCCGCCCAGCACATTTTTCTGCCTGTGAGCCAGCGATTGCTAGCTGCATTTGCATACTGTTGTTTTTTTGTTATATTGCTGCTGTTGGCTTTATATTTTAATATTTCGGCTTTTCGTCGCTCGTCAAGCTTAACAAAGTCAGTCGAACACGACTGCTGACCTGGAGGACAAGGACACACATAATTAAAGCGAGACCATAAGCGCGTCGGATTTGGATTCACCGTTTTCGTATAATAATTGAATACGCAACAACTCGTTGTACAGTTATTCGCGTTTGAATTCGTTGACATTATTTTATTTATTAACTTTCTAATACTTCCTAATATATTAAAATATCTAGGAAAAGATATAATATTATATTATATTATAATATAATATAATATAATATAATATAATATTATATTATATTAAAGATGACCGATCCAGCGCCTACTCCTACTCCTCCTACTCCCACCTCTCTACCCGCTGTCGCCAGAAGTTATAGTTATGATACAGTAGTTAAAACTAATAAAATAAAAATTAAAAAAATAAACAGTTATGAATACGAAATTAAAATTATTAAATCAAATGATGCATTAATGTACCAGGTATTTGACGAGAATTCTTCAACTTTAAATAATAGTCGTAGAATATTATCTGTACCTCTTTTAAAATGGCATTTTTATGCATATGTATGGAATAAAGGGAAAGATACTGATATTCCGTTTACACCAACAACCGTTATGGAAATATGTAATAAACAATATATTTTTGTAATTAATAATACTATAATAAAAAAAGGAAAAGTAATTTTTCAAATTTCGACAAAAGATATAAATTATGGAAAATTAAATAAATTAAGTAAAATAAAAACAGGTTATTTTAAAAATGTAAGATTTGATATTGACAAATACATTTGGACTACTGGAGTTTGTGAGCCATCGGGGGGTCGAGGTGTTTGTACTATGTTTGATTGTATTAAATGGAATAATAGTGGTGGTGTTTGTCCACAAGGAGCGGTATTTAACTCTATGTGCAGCGTATGTTGTATTGCTGATAGTGGTCAATGTTTATCGTTTATCCCCACCAGCGTTGGATTAGTCCGAGATGGGAAACAGATGGCTTGAAATCAGTTCGATTTATTCTTAATAGAAAAAAACCATGATGTACGCGTGCGCGCAGCGGCGCATAAATAGTGCTGATGAGTGGTGTGTTGTGGCCACACAACCGCGACCTTTCGTTAGAGGCCTTCTCCACTGCAGGTTTGACAGGTGTGGCTGGTGACAGTAAGTTGAGTCAGTTGGTGTTGTTGGTTGGTGATAACAAGTGTTGCCGGTGACACACACACACACACACACACACACACACACACACACACCATATTAGCACAATAGTATAAACATAACTAAAACAAATATAATAATTATATTTAATATAAATATAAAATCAAATTAGAGATATATTATAATTGTATAATACTCTTGTATAATAGATAATAATTAATAATACGCTTCTATCATCATATCATCGTCATAATATAATGTTCAACATAAGCTACGTTATCCCTATTATTTGTTTTTGGAATTCAATACTGAAAGAAACATTAAAATACAAACAAGAATCGACGGCTAAAAATATTGTCCATTTGATTCATTCTCTTATATTTATTTTACACCACAATTATAATTATAATATAGATTATGCAATCCACATAAGCATCGGATTCTATACGTATGATCTAATGTATATTATTTCATCCATTTTAAAAATGAAAACAAAAAATGATTTTATAAAACATTTTCCCTATATAGTTCATCACCTAATTGCAATTTATTTATTAAATGCATCATTTATGACTGAGAGTAAACAAATATTATTGGGTGGATACAATATTCTTGAAATGTCAAATATAATGTTATACGTATCGCATCATATACACAAGGAATATAATGATCACTTGAAAATGAATGCGGCATCAGAATTTATTCAGTTGTTGTGGTATTCTTATTTCAGAATGATTAAATTTTTTTCTTTTGTATACGAAAATAAAATATATTTTTTTCGTTTTAATTTTACTTCTCAAACGATGATAGTCATGTTATATTTTATGGGTGTAATATGGAGCTATAAATTAACTAAAAAAAATATCAACAACTATCACAGGTTGAAACAATTGTATTATAGGACGACGACGACTGTTAAAGATTGATTATTTATTTATTAACTTACATTAATTTACAAAATTACAAAATAAATAAATATAATGAATTAACTATATTTATTTAAAGATAAACCAATGATACTATTTAGTTATAAAAATAACAAAAATAACATTGACAATGACAAATGTCCCATCTGTTTGTTTAAATATGATTGTTAAAAATGAATCACATATTATTGAAAGAACGCTTGAAATGCTGTGTTCAAAAATATGTTTTTCGTATTGGGTAATTTGCGACACTGGGTCTACAGATGATACGTGTAACATAATCAAAACATTTTTTAAAAAAAAAAATATTACAGGCGAGTTATATGAAGACGAGTGGAAAAATTTCGCTCATAATAGAACGCTGGCATTGAACAGCGCGTACAACAAATCCGATTTATTGCTTATATTTGATGCCGATGACGAGATTTGCGGAGAAATAATTCTTCCGAAAACGGTCGATTGTGACGGATATTTTTTTAATTTTGGTGGATCTGGAATAACGTATCAAAGGATTTTGCTAGTGAATAATAGAATTCGGTGGTGTTTTAAATCGGTGATTCATGAATTTATTGCATGTTTGCGTGATAATGGCGATTATACAACAACAACGGTTGAAGGGGATCATTATGTAGTTTCAGGAAGAAGCGGAAGCAGAAGTCAAGATCCTCACAAATACGTGAAGGATGCGCGCATTTTGGAAGAAGCGTATTTTGAAGCAAAGAAAACGAATGATGACTTGCATTTGCGCTACGCGTTTTATTGTGCAAACAGTTACAGGGATGCTGGCATGTCGGAAAAAGCAATTGAATGGTATAAAACCACACTGCAAAATAATAATTGGCACCAGGAAAAATACATTAGTTGTTTGTACATGCATAATGAATACTGTAAGATCGGCGAACAAGAAAAGGGTATGCATTACCTGGTGGAATCGTTTAGATATGACACCGAGAGATTGGAATGTGTATACACTCTAATTAAGCACTATTGCATCGTTGATTTGAATCGGGTTGCTTACCAGTATTATGGAATGGTGAAATCGTTTTATGAAACGAATTATTTAACACATTTTAAAACAAATTTCAGCGGGAAACTGTTCGTGGATCAGTCCGTTGGAAATTTTTATTTACCGTATTACATGATTATCGTTGCAGATAAAATGATTGGCACTGATCCAACCGCTAGAGATACAATTTTAAAAATGTACGAAATTGTTTTTATTACCAAATGTTTTGTAAATTCAGAATTTCATATACGTAATTTCCTATATAATTTGCAGTTTTTCATAGATTATTCCAGCCAACATTCAACCGCATTTATCGGGTTGTTTCAATCGTTTATTGATTTGTTGGATTCGAATAATTTTAATGTGCACGGTTATGAATTTATGAAACAGTACGACAAGTACGGAATCAAGTATAAGATGCCGATTCCGATTCTGCCTGTATGCGCATTTTCAATGGAAGAATGCAAAAAAAGTAATAAAATATTATTTTATTCCGGTTTCGCTCCATTTGCTTGGAATTATACGTACAGCACGCAGCATGCGCTGGGTGGTTCCGAAACCGCGCTGGCAAATCTTTCCAGATTGTTTCCATCGGATTTTGAGATTTACGTTGCAGGCACCGTTTTGGAAGAGAAGATCGACAACGTTACATATGTCAACATACAAAATCTCTCCAAGTTGGTAAAAACAAATGCTTTTCACACGGTGGTGGTTTCGAGGTATGTTGGATTTTATGAAATGTTTCCTGAAACGGCGTACTACCAATCATTCATTTGGGCACACGACGTCGTGCTGCTGTCGCACGGTTCAAACATGGATACCGAATCCATATTGAGAAAATGGTCTACTAAAGTCACGGGCTGCGTTTGTCAAACGGAATGGCATAAAAATTTGTTTGTAACGAATTATCCTGTTCTGCAAGATAAAATGTTTGTAATCAATAATGGAATTATTTTGGATAAATTTACATGTAACCCGGTAAAAATCTCAAATCGGTTCATCTATACGTCATGCAGCGAAAGAGGATTAGATCGGTTGCTCGAATTGTGGCCTCAAATTGTTGAAAAAATGCCTGATGCCGAATTGTGCATCAGTTCTTATAACCGGTTTCCATCGAATGATTTTGAATTGCGGTTGCGCGACATCATGCAACAGTATGAAGGCATCAAACACGTGGGTTCTTTAAACAAGGCGCAACTGTATGAAATGATGGCAAGCGCGGAATACTGGTTGTATCCGACCAGTTTCAATGAAACTTCTTGCATTACGGCAATGGAGATGCTCATGTCGGAAGTAATTTGCATATATTATCCGGTGGCTGGACTGGTAAACACGCTCGGAAACTATGGCATTGTTGTGAATCGGGGTCAAGAAATAGATGCGATTTTAGAACTGTCTACAAACAGGAAAAATTCTATAAAAGAAGCTGGTAAAGAATATGCGACGAGTTGCAGTTGGAATAATCGATCGTTGCAGTGGTTGGAGCTAATGTGCTTGAATAACAATAGTAATAATGGTACTAATAATGGTACTAATAATAATAATGATAAATTTTTTAAAAAAAAACAGTGGTACTTCTATTATCGTAATTTTACAATTGAAACCATTTCCCAGTTTATTGAAAATCAATTCAGTTATAATGGTACCACATATGAAATAATTATTACCGATAATGCGGACGAAATTGTAAAATCAAATCCAAGCAAACTATCATTTATACATGCGTTATTTGATGAAACTATTTCGGAACGTCTTGATGCGAAATGTGAAGTTAGCATATTACAAACAGAACCGCTGAATTTGCCTTGGCGCTTGAATGCCATATTAGATTTTCACAATAAACATCCATCTTTAAAAATATACGACTATAGTAAATCGAATATAAAAATAATGAATCAGCACAACATTACAAATTGCGAGTATTTGTCATATAATATGCAGTCGGCCGAGCGAAATAAGTTGATACATTTTTTGGACGAACACAAGGATAAAATATATGATTTTGGATTTATTTATGACTGGAAAAGTTTGCCACACATCATTGATCTACCAAGAAGAAGAAAGGTGGTTGACTTTTTAAGAATGAGCGGATTTAAAGTAAATATTGTGGCGGGTTACGGTGATGATAGAGATACGGAATTATCTAAATGTAAAATTATTTTGAATGTACATGGTCAAATCAATACTAATGAAAATCCTTCGCCAGCCGAATGTTCTAATATTTTTGAACACATTCGCTGTGATAGATTATTAGAATGCGGGTTCAATGTATTGTCAGAGTCAAGTTATGAATTGGATGTTGAATATAGTAACGCGTACAAGAATAATCTAACGGTCATCAAATATGAGGATTTTTTTGATATCAATGTAATAAATGGCGTGATAATGAGTGTAGAGACAAAAAAACGCGAAGAGCCGAAAAAATATTGTTTCATTCATAGTTGTACTCTTGAAAATGTGGGCACATATCGTTTAGATCACTTGATAAAAACGTTGCGCCTTACTGAATGTGAAAATGTATTTGAAAAAATCATTATTAATAATATTGGATTACCCATTGAGAACATTTATGGGGACAAATACGAGGTTATCAACTGCTCTGAAAATAGTAAATTATACGAAAATCCCACTATCAATTTAATAAATGATTTCTCTAAAACGAATCCCAACAGTTATATTTTATATATACATACCAAAGGCATTAGGTATTCGAAAGAAGACGTCGCAGAGAATGATTGGATAAATTATATGCTCTATTTTTTAGTAGAAGAATATAAAAACTGTATATCTATTTTAGATGAAAAATACGATACGGTTGGTTGTGATTACAGCATTGATTTAGATCAAAGGATTTTTAATGGGTATCACCCGTATCCTCCTCCTCCTCATTATAGCGGCAATTTTTGGTGGGCGAATTCGAATTATTTGAAAACATTACCGAAATTGTGCATTCAACCGCCTGAGAGAAACGCGCCTGAATTTTGGTTATTTCAGAATAATCCTAATTTTTATAATTTACATTTGTCGCATATGAATATTCATATTTATAAAACTTATCCGAGAAGTGCGTATGCACACAACAAAGCACATACGACAATTCAAGTAGAACAATAACGCCAATAGAGAATACGGGTTTAAACATTTTATAGAATAATTTTTATACAATTTATTTTATTTTTATGAATTTTATACAGTTCATAAAAATAAAATATATATATATTATAAGCGGTGCGATGAAATATGTTGATTGGATATTTACTAACGAATCATTTTCACTATCGATTTATTCGATGATTTTGTTTTTTATATTGACTCCCGGAATTTTGTTTAGAATACCTTTAGGAGGGTCGAAAATAACTGTGGCATTAACGCATGCGGTAATATATGGTTTGATGTGGCATTTGACAAGTCATTTTGCATGGCAAATAATGCAATAAAATTATTCATCGTAATATTAAATTAAATTTAAATTATTAAATTTAAATTATTAAATTAAATTATAGTTATAAAAAAAATATAATTTAAATACTAATATTTTTGTAAGTTATATGTGGTGTTGTATGCATACTTCTTCATTCTTTAGATTTAAAAAATTAATTGAACATCATGAAAAAGACATAGATAATAATAATGCTAGCAACAATATTAATAATAATAATAATAATAATAATAATAATACAAATATTAACGATAATAACGATTACGATAATTCATCTATAACAAATAATATTGAAGAATTTAAATCACTTTTTAGAACTCAGGAGAAATTGTGTTATGAATTGCGTTCAGAAAATACAATTTTAAAAACGAAATTAGAAATGGCAACAGAATTGAATACGCTTCAATATAAAAAAATTAAAAAATTAAAATGTAAGAAAGATAAATTAAAAATAGAAAAAGCATTATATGAAAAAATATGCTATCATTCAGGAAATTATAATTATAATAATAATAATAATAATAATAATAATAATAATGAGCCAAATAAAAAATATATAAAAAATGAAGATGAAATGAAACAATATACATATCCGCCGCCTCCTCCTCCTCCACTTCCTCTTCCTCCTCCGCCTCCCGCTAATACACAATTGATTCAAAATAAAAAGAAAATGGACGGAAATCCTTTAATGAATAGCGTTCTAGATGAATTAAAAAGTAGAATAAAAAAGATGGAGTAATACGGTTTAACTATACATTGATAACAATTTTTCCCAGTCCTTACAATATATTGTGTTATATGCGGTTAATGCCATTACCTGTATTAATTTTATTGGATTATAACCATTTAATGTTACTATATTTATGAAACCTTGTAAGAATCTATATAAAACCCATCTTTCTGAATAATATATGTTCTTGATAATATTTGTTCCTTCAAACATTCTTAAATCATATCCCATCGTGCCATTTGCTTCTAAAACAAAAAAATCAGTTCCATCTAATAATGAATTCAAATCCTTATATTTGATATCATATCTACCAACATGGAAATTTGGTATGCGATTACTAATTTTGTTAATTACATTATTTAATTTTGGTGTTACTACATGAGTTATATCTTCACAACTCACACCGTCATTACACGCAGGTCTAATAATACTGTTTGATTTTTTTATTACCATAGATTTAATATTTTTTTCATATAAAATACCTATTTCATTATTATAAGATATATATGATTGAACCATTATGTCTTCGATATTATTATTTTCTATATATTTATTTGCTTCATCTAAATTATTAATTATTACAACACCTATACTACTTCTAGAACATTTTATTGGTTTGAAAATAACCGGATATTCTAGATTTCTTATATTCGTATTTTTTAATATACTCATTTTTGGACGATATTCAGAAGGTACATTTAATAATATTGAAAATTTATTTTGATTAACATTATATGGATTTACATTCAAAAACAGTATCCATAATATTAGGAATGATATGAAGAATGATAATGCGAGTTTTAAATTAAAAATATAATGTATTATAAATCCTAGAATACCGGTATGGATTCCTTTAATTATAATGGGTAATATTGACAGAATGTGGTTAATCATTATGATATTATTATTATAATAATATAATATTATTAATTATATTGTATTAAAAAACAATATTTTCATCAATCCATTTTTTTATTTTAATATTAATGGGGTGCAGTATCGCATTGAGTCCATTTGCATAATCATTGTAATTTGTTTCATCACTTTTCATTGCAATAAATATATTATAAATAATTTTAAACATTTCGTCATTGTATAAATCTGAAATTTTAATAAATATATCATCCATATCAATTTCCGAGGAAGCAGATGATGCAGAGGAAATAGGAACTGATGAAGAAAATGATGTCATTTCTTTTTCATTTTCTTTTTCTTTTTCTGTTGTTTGGGAAACAATGGGAGCGGCGGGAGCACGGTACATGCCTCTACTCATTTTAGGTTTTCTTTCGTTGGACTCATTACTCATTTTATTCTGATTGTTATTATGAGTAGTATCGTAATTATTATTTAAAGGAGTATTTAAAGGAGGTAGTAACTGAATTGTTGCCATTGCATTATTAGAACTAGAACTAGAACTAGAACTGTCCAACATATTTTTATACATTTGAAGCGTGTGTAGAACGTGCGTTTTATCTGTTTGGTTATAAGTTCGAATTAAATTGCTTATTCCGTGTTTAGCCAGGTCAATTAATAAAGTGAATAATTGAATGTGTTCTGTTCTTACATCTATATAAAATTTTTTAAATCTGCAAAAAATATTGAATAAATAAAATAAATCTTCTTGCATATCGTTATTATACCAGCGCTTAACAGATTGGCCGTATGACGGTGCCTGGATATATAAAATATTATTTTGTATTGTTAATTTTGTACCAATTGGATAATATGATAGTAATGCGATTTGAATCAGTGCTTGCAAAGGTTCGAGAATGGTTTCAAACCTTTCTTTTTTTTTATTTCCACTGATTGTTTTATATAGTAGTTGAATTGTTGTTTGCATGCTAAGTATATTCAGCATATATTTTTAAATAATATTTTTAACAATTTATTTACTATTTATTGCTATTTATAATATGATTGAATGATTGTTGTATTGAATTGATCTAATCTAATTGTGTAATTGATATATATTTATATTAAAAATTATTCAAAAAAAATAACTTTTAATCAAATTTTACACGAATGTTTTTGAAGCTGATGGTAAAAAAGTATTCGTTGGTAGTGTTAAAAAAACATTCGAATTTTGAATATGTTTATTATGAGGTATATTATGAGTTTCGCACCATTTTATACATTTTTGTATATTATGTTTTTTTAAATATTCAATCTTTTCAGAACTTTTATGTATAATCAAATTTAATGTGGCTATTATATTCTCAATTTGATTTTTACCCATAATTGTGTTGATTTCTTCGATTTTTGAAAAAAATGCGCGAACGTGTTTAAAACTAAAAAAACTTTCAATATATAGGTTCGAATTCAGATGATCAAAATTATCATAAAATCTCTCTATAATTGTCCCAATCATTGTTTCGTTTCCTTCCAGATTAAACCCTTTGCACACAATATATTTTTCTGAATTCGCATATCTGCTCGTTTGCGGTTTCATTACATACACACTTTTATACAAACAAGATAACAAATACAAAACATCAATCATCCCAGTTGAAAATGTGTCAAATACTTTTAATACAAAATTGCCATTATTTGCTTGTATCGATAATGCATACACGACTTGGGCAATAATTAGTTTTGTTGCGACATGTTCTTGATTATTAAAATTTTCTGAAAAATCAACTCCTCCATCTCCTGTAACAAGATCAATCGAGTTTTTATATTTATTATAACAATAAACAAAATTATCCTTTGATAATAAATTTCCAGTTTCATCAATACCCTTTTCTATAATTACATTAGGATGTTCTTCTAAAAATCTTTTACTTTTTTTCCAACCAGGACACTTGGAATCATTATTTGTTAGCGTCATGCCATAATACGTATCGTTTGGATTATTTCGCATATAACAAACCGCCTCTATAAATCCACCAGGACCTTCCGCGAGATGAAATGATGTCATATTTAAAGCGGGTAAATATGATCGCGAATTTTGCGAATTTTGCGATTTTGTAAATAAAGGTGCTTTAATTGCAGTATTACCTTTATCATTTTTTATTATAAAAGAATTACTATTGGCTAAATTTGAAACCTCATTCCCGAAACAATTTTTATTTTGACTGTTATTACGAGAAACTATGTTATAATAATAACTATCATGCGTACACCATCCAATATCGTCACATCGATCAATATTTATATTATTTATATAGTTGCACAATGTTTCATTATTGTTATCATTGTTATCATTATTGTTATCATTATTGTTATCATTGTTATCATTATTGTTATCATTATTATTATCATTGTTATCATTATTGTTATCATTGTTATCATTGTTATCATTATTGTTATCATTATTGTTATCATTATTGTTATCATTATTACTACATTTTACATGATTGAATAAATTGAAATGCGTACAAATTTCAATCATTTTGTAAAATGAACGAGAAAGTGGAATCAATCGACTTACTTGAGATTTGCAGTTTGGGACTACCGTGTGAATAAATTCAAACGGATTTGTTAATTTTTTATAATTGTCCCATCCATCCGTTTGTTCTATTTGAATTTTTGTTTCACACAGTGTTTGATAAAGTGAATTGGATAAGAATGCATTTGGTACGCAATCTGTCATATTAAACACAACATCGTCCTCTTTAATACTATGAAATATTTTTGGCAATAAAAAAATACTCATATTTAATATAAATGAATTAATTATATATTAATACAGATAGTAAATATACTAAAATCTAAATAATATCAAGCATAATATCTATATTCTTTTTATGAGTAATAATTATATTATTAGTATTATTAGTAATTAAATTCATTCATTCATTTATTCGGGTGTGGGTGTTGGCGTTTTTTTCAACGTCTTCTTTTTCATAAATATAACTTTTTTTTTAGGAACTTTGCCTTCTTGTTCGCTTTTGCCCTCTTGTTCTTGTTCGTTTTTGCCCTCTTGTTCTTTTTCGCTTTTGCCCTCTTGTTCTTTTTCGCTTTTGCCCTCTTGTTCTTGTTCGTTTTTGCCTTCCATCTCAATTACATCCGGATTTATTTTTTGCCATACCCAATTTGGCTTGTATCTTCCAGCAGTAGTGACGCGTGACAAAATTCCCCTGAAAACCGCATCCTTTCGTTTTTCCGCGTGTTCTTTCATCATATAATCGCCAATGTAGTCGTAGCGAACACTTTGGAACACGATGAATCCGCCTACTCGAAGATGACTCCATAATTCCTCAATGGATGCGTGTAAAAATTGGTCCAGCCACATTTTTTCATTACTAAACATATTGATCGACTGCTTCACGACCGTTTCATCATTGTACACTTCTTTTCCCCACATTGGAGGGCTGAACATTACAACGTCGGCCCATCCTGGCGGCATCGAATTGACACCCGCTGCATTCGGAAGACCATCCTCCAACATTTTCTGTTTTTCTGATGAACCGAACATTTCAATCATTTTATTGAAACCGGGCGTCGATAGCGGATTGGGTTCTACTCCAACATAATTTGCATTCAGCATGATTGCCGCCATTAAACGGCTGCCGTATCCTCCTGCTCCGTCCAATATTTTCAGATTTGAAAAATCGTCTGATGACGACATTTCCGGAAACAACAGTTTCCATATAACAACGTAAACAAATACGTTTTCTGCACTCGACAGATACACCTTCTTCTCCTTACCGTCTACAATTGACGACTTCATATTAAATTCTCGGCTACCGCTACTGCTACCGCTACTACCGTCCGACGATTGATTCATAATCGCGCCGTGCAAACTCTCGTCTGTTATTTCAACGGACTTGCGTCGCAATAATCGAACCGCCTTTTCAACCAGCGTTCCTTTTATGAAATGCTCTTCCAATGACGGCTCCCCCTTTGCCAAACGCACCGTTATTTTTGAAGGTTCCGTAAAATAATCCACCAGTAAATAGTCCTTATCAAGCACGTTTTCATCAGGCGACTTGATCGAAATGAATTCGCCCTTCCCTTTGCTTTTCCCATTCTTAAATTTCAAATTGTCGTTCGCGCCAATGTATTGCCTTATAAACTTGTTCACTTCTTCCGTCTCTTTTTTCCCCGTTAATATATCATACGGCGTATTCTGTATGTAATGCTCTTTGGTTAGCGTCGCTATTGAAACATCCGCGACTTTGTTTTTGATCAGCGCATAAGCTGCCTGCACATCATCCTTCGTCCAAAACCGCTCGACAAACGGGAATCCCTTTTCAATGATTGCAATTGTCCGATCATGCTCTGATTCATACTTTTCCGCCTTTTCACTATCAACGCTGAATATGGGGTCGATCGCATTCTTATAAATCCAGTCCCAAAAATCACTGCAAAATCGCTCATAAACTTCTGGGCTTTCTTTTTTTACATCATTCACGCCGTAGTCGTGGCGCGCATTAATTTCCAACAGTTTTACTCCGCCGTCGCTGGAAACCATGAAATCGCACCCAAACACTTCAAACCCGTATTTTGATTCGCGCGTGCTCGCAATGTGCGGTTTATATACGTCGTATGCACATCGCAACACTTCGCGCATTTGCTGCATTATGCTTTTGGCCTCTTTATCGCTGATTCCCAGTTCCCTCGAATCCGGAAATAAACGATTCTTTTTCGTCGACTTGAAATGCGTGTCGTGTATCTTTTTATTCGTATAGTCCGCATCCTTGTACGGCAGCTCGGCAGTAATGATTTTGCCCTCCTCGAATAAAAACCAGTCGGATTTGTTATTAGGTCTCATGCAAACCATAAAATACATGCGCAAATGGAATTTTTTACCTTCGATCAACATCGGATTGCGGATATACTGTGAAACTAGATATTCTTTCATTCCTTTCTCTTTTTTTTCCTTTTTCCTTTTCATCGCATTTGTAAATTCCGTTAGTTCCTCTTTATTCGTAACGTACACAATACCCTCCCCCCCACCCGCGCCGACACCCAACGGTTTTATAATAAGAATACCGTCATTCGCTTCGCTGTATTCTGCCACCCGTTTTTCATCGCTGAGTAGCCACGATTCCGCCATGTATTTTTTACATACATCGGGACATTTTTTGTTCAGTTCAATATAGAGCTGCGCCTTGTCCGTGATGACATTCTTGGTATAAGGATAATCGGGATCAGACGTGCTGTATCCTTTGACACCGTTTCCTTTGAGCAAATTTTTCAGCGTCGTTTTTATCTCATAAATGCTTTCTTCATACCGCAGGAAATCTGCGCCGACGGTTGCACCCACCCATGCGAAATCTGCATTCGGAGTTTTAATGTCCACTTGCTTCCATTTATGATCCGTTAATATATCAACAAGTCGCGTATGATTTAATCCTTGCTTGTCGTGAATTGCAAACGTCTTCTGTTTCTCTGTTTTGGGAACAACTACCGAGTGCCTCAAATTCGCGCAATCAACATCCCTCACCTTTTTATATATGAAATAATCATTTAAAAACGAGAGCGTTTTTTCCTCGTTGGACATTGTGAGCGCTTTATTATAAAGCGGGTTGGAAGCATGGTGCTCCCTCATCATTTTAAACAGCTCTTCAAAGGATGCTCGGCTCTTCCTGAATATATCGCCCTTGTCCAAGTGATGCGGCTCAAATCCATACATTGACATCACGCTGTCGAGATATTCGAAATTTACCAAATATTCGGAAATGTAATTATTAATGGATTCTTGCCACACCTGGATTTCGTATCCCAAACTGAATTCATCCGGAGGAAACCGCAAATCATCATCGTATTTTTTCACAATCTCGATTATCTTCTTGGAATTGTCTAAGCTTGCACTCGCACTTAAGCTTGTACCCTTGAATAATATATAACTCTCGTTCTTTTTTACCCCGTTTCTTTTTAATAAATCAAATACTTTTTTCCCGTTGAATGTAGTCCCGATAAATACGCCGCCCATTTTTGTGCACTCGCACACATTTCTCAGAAATCCGTTTAGCGTGTCTTCATTTTCAAACATATAATGCACCGCAAATTGGATAGACGACACGTCAAAACCGCGCTCACCCTTTCCATAATTTGCAACTACGCCATTTAATCCCAGCTTTTTTAGCGCGTCCACGCTTCCCTTTCCAAATACCGAATTTGAAATTTCGCGTGTAAGCTGGCTGGAACTCGAAAATGCGCCACCGTCTTTCACATTCCTGCTGCTGTTTCCAACAACAAACATTGCATCCATTTTCCCCGCATTTTCTCTAGCAAAATTCACATATCGCGCACACGCCCCATTTGCCGGGTTCTCGATATTGTCCCTCGAAATATCGATCCCGTAAATGAACGACAGCCCCGATTCCTTCCATTTATGCAAATCGCCCGCTTTTCCAACCGCGAAATCAATGAGCGTGTCACCCGATTTGGTCATTTCATAAATTAGCGCTGATTTAACAAACTTATTATGAAAATCGCGCAGCCCTTCCGTCAGCTTTTCTTGACCACCCGATTTATAGTACACGTCAGAAACAGATGAAGATGAGTCAGCAGCACCGCTGGATTCATCATAATTTATATTTTTATCCACCCCCTTAATGATGTCTTCGGTAACCGGATAATGAATGGAATACCAAACGCTGTCCGCCGTCTTGTAATCATTTCCGAAATTTTTACCATTTTTTCTCAAATCGGCCGTTTTATCATAACGAACGCGCAGCGGAACCCATCTCTTTTCCGGCTTGTCATAATTGAATTCCACGATTGTTAAATCTTCAAACACTTCGGCGCCCTCTTCGGTCACCATGTCGCCTTCAGAATTCAGCTTGATTAGACACAGCCCGGCGCTTGCATCATACGGATTGGATGGCAGAAATTGTATGGGCTTGTATTCGCCCGACCCGCCAAACATTTTATCAATTGTCCCCTCGTAAATCATGGCGCACGCATTCGGAATAATCTTATTGGAACGATTCGACGGATCAAAGCCGACTTTTAGTACCAGCTCTTTATACGTTTCAACCTGTTTGCTCGACAGCATATTTGTCCCGTTGATTGTCCCCCCCTCAATCTTGTCGACCACCTTGTCGCGATTTGTTTTATCGTCCTTTACCGTGTTTACCAGAAAATCAACAGTGTTGTACTGCGGGGGTTTCCATTTAAATGAAAGCGGCCATGTGAATTTCCGATCAAGCGGTCCAACCTGTCCTGGCGTAGTCCCACCCACACCCGTGTTGCAAGGAGTCAAAATTAGACCATCGGTAACGTACCTGTATTCGCTGTCCAAACACTGCTTGCACAACATGAATATTTTTTCCGACGCATTCTCATCGTCACCTTTTAATCCAAACATTTCGCTCGAGCTATCATCGTCAAAATAGAAGCGCTTGGCTTTAAATTCCAGCGGATTTTGCACACCTTTTAAAATCGGTTTCGCGTCCACATTGGCAATATATTTCAACATTTCTGAATGGCGCGATTTGTCTGCGTGCTCTTTACTGCTCGTGTAAAAACTCCTTTCGCGAACGCTTTCGCCCTTTATAAAATAAATGTCAAAGGCCAAATATAAATTTATGAAGCCGCCATTTTTATCGTGCAAAACATGTTCTCCGTCCAGCAGCGTGTTGTGGAACGCTTTTATTTCGGTTACAAGTCCGGTAAATTGCACATTTAGTAGCGGGTCAATCAAGTATATTTTACCGCCACTCGAAACAAACAGGAGTTTTCGAAGACCGTCGGCTTTATCCGTGACTGAATAATTTTTACGAATGCTCGGCATTTTATATTTTCCGACGGGTGCTATATTTTTAATTTGAAGAGTGACAGATGCGGGGCCAATAAATGCAACACGTGACGGTGGTCTCACATCTCCGCTGTAAATCAATTTCGAGTACTCATCCTGAATTTGCCGCATTTCATCATTGGATATCGGGAAATTGCTGGACTGTATCCCCGACAGGATCAATTTAATGCATTCCCTCAATCCTTTTAGTAGCGATTCCGGCTTTATTCCCTCCTTTATTATCGCCGAATTATCCACTTCAATTTCAACTTCATACTTGTCCTCCCCCCTCATCACATTCGACGTCTTGAAATCTCCGTACGATTTTTTCGCTGCTCTAAATGTATCCTTTACGATACTAATATCAATTCTAACCGGATAATCGGGGTGTGTAAATGCAGTTCGGCGAATGTACCTAAAATTTTTACCGGTTGACTTCCAGCCCGAAATGATTTGTTCGCGCTCGTCTTTTCCGATTTCGCGTTCGGTTTGAAGCGACACCCTGAAATCGAAATCGGCATTATCGACGGGACGAATATCAGATGTAAATTCTGAACCGTCTTCTCGCGTCACTTTATGTTCCATATTTTTTTTAATCACCATTGCCGCATTTTTATCTGCAATTGAGTTATCAATGCAGAAATTCTGTATATTTGAAAACCCGTCAATTTGAACTCGAGCGTCGGAATCATTTAAAAATATTCGTAAACTGTATTCTTCGCCGGATTGTTGAAATTTTAGCGACTTTAGTTTTTTAATAATATTGGTAACGTTGTCTTTTGTTAGAGGCGCGGAATTCTTCATGGTTCCAAAACGAACTTCAAGTTCGGGCGGCTCTAATTCACTTGTTGGTACTTTTGTAACTTCGTCTAAATACGTTTTTACAATCGTGTCGAATTTTATCTTGTCTTCATTTTGTTTTTCTTTGTCTTTATTTATGGCCGTTGTTTTACCTTTTTTACTCTCTTCATGTTGCTTGCCTGAAGACATTATACTACACTATTATATACTTTATTTAGATAATTCTATATTGTTCAATTTTATAATAATTAAATTATTATAAAAATGTTATCTTTATTATGAATATTTTTTAATATAAGTAATTTTTTAATATGAATATAATATAAATAGGTATTAAGTGAATAAATATGTCAGCCGGTAAAGCTGAAGACAGTATCGGAAACATTAAACCTCTTACTACATGGACTCCTATCATTCCAGGTAGCTTACGCGCCAGAATGGAAGAAAGAAAAAGAATTCACGATTTTCATGCACGACAAAAAATAGGACAACCTCCGATTCCAGGACCATTAGATACGCCTGACAAATTACAGGCATATTTGAATTCATGCCCGCCAGATTTAAAAGACCTTGATTTGCGTTCGCGGCATATTAATTCCTTAGTAGGAATACGATTTCCACCTGGACTAAAATCATTATTATTAAACTTCAATAATATTTCAGAAATAATTAAACCTACTCAACACGGATCAGGAGTTGTTTTCCCTCCTGGATTGGAAACATTAGAATTACATGATAATCAAATCGAAAGATTAAAAGGAGTACAATTTCCTCCTAGTTTGAAAATATTGACTTTAAACAATAATAAAATCAGAAGTTTACAAGAGGTACAATTCCCTCCTCGATTAGAAGAACTAGATTTATATGATAATCAAATCGAAAGTTTGCAGAATATTGATTTTCCTCAAAGCTTAGAAGAATTAACCTTGAATGGAAATAAAATAATCCATTTGACTGGTGTAAAATTTCCTCCAAATTTAACAGAATTCGATATTTCTGATAATCCATTAGATGACATAGCATCTATGATTCATCCAAATAAAACTGTAATCGAACATTTGAAACGTGAATATTCACCCTTGTATTTTCGTGACCTATATTATGGACACAAACAATTAAAAATGAATGAAAAATCAGAATTGAAAACTGTTAAACAGTCACAACAAACAACTTTGAAAAAAGTATCTGATTTTAACCAACTATCCATGCAGAATCAGTTGCGCGGAATCACATCATTTTTGCGCGAAGGTATGGAAGCTCGCGCTCAACAACACGCCGAACAATTAACGAGGGAGAGCGAAGAATTGGGTGGAAGATCAACGATTGAGGTGCGCCTTCCAAATGGAATTAAATATCCAGTACCACTAAATACGGCAAATTCTGTTCAGTCCGTTTTGGATTATATGAACGAACACTATTATATTTCATCATTGGTTCCAAATTGTGGTGTCACGCATCTTTATAAGTCAGGTATAACAGAAAACGATCCTTTGAACCCTACAAGCACTTTGGCCGATAACAGTGTACAAAAAGGTAGTAGATTACATGCTCGATGTGTACTGCCGTTAAACCCTTCAAGTGGTGGAAACCGACGTAAACGAATCCAAACAAGAAAAACTAAAATAACAAAAAGATCAAAACGATCAAAAAGATCAAAAAGACCAAAAAAATGGTCGTTAAAATATAAAAAAAGTATCAACTGCAGACGACCTCGCGGATTTTCACAACGCCAATACTGTAAATATGGACGCAAATAAATAATAATTTATATTTATTATTATTTATTTAAATATTCACAAATACGATCATATAAAAATTGCTTTATTTTTTTTTCTTTAAAAATCATTATTGTCTTTTATCACCCATTTAATTGTATAAGCTTTTTTACTTTGAATATATTTTATATTAGACCAAACTATATCCATTTTTTTTCCGTTCTTAAATATATTATCAATGGATAGGTTTTCAAACTGTGTGTTTGTGATAAATTGATCAAGAGGAATTTTATTTGGGTCAGGATTATCAACGTAATTCTGTAAAACCAATCCGGATTTGCTAATATCATAATTATCCCCATTTTTAGCTCTGTAACTAAGATTGCCAGTGCTTGAACCATTTAACACTTTATTTGCGATATCTTTACGCACGTTAGAAATAGCTACTAACCGCCCACGAGGTTGGGTTTGGTTTTTATCTCCAAAAGCAGGAAACACGGCATTGTAATTATATACATCCTGACCTAAAATTGTTGTAGGTTTGTTAACTGCAACCTCTATTGGGGTTTTTGTGTAGTCAACAAATATTCTGAGTTTATTAATTTTCGGTTTACTAATTTTCATATTGTTATATATATACTTTATATTTTATTTTATTCAAAAAAAATAATTTAAAATTTGCTAAATAAAATAATTAATTTAAATATTCACAAATACGATCATATAAAAATTGCTTTGTTTTTTTTTCTGATGTGACTTTTACATTTGCATTCGCATTTGCATTCGCATTCGCATTCGCATTCGCATTCGCATTCGCATTCGCAGTAACAGATGCAACTTTATTATATATTTCAAGCAGTTCTGCGTGCGTGTAAGAAGAAATCGACTTGATTGGCGCAAGAACATTCTCCATTCGCCATTTTGTTTTTCGAATGCCGTTTGCCGTTTCATTCGACGCAACCTTGTTTTTAAAAACATGAATACCCAATCCACCCTCTATTTCTTCTACTAAATACGGTGATTCCTCGTCTCCGACCCCGTATAACTCAAAATAACAGTTTCGTTTTATAAACATTGCATAAACATTATGAATAATGCAGAGTCCAAAAAATCCCTCGAGAGTTAATGCCGCATCACCCGACAGCTCGGTTTCAATGCGTCCCTTATTCAACTTGTGCTGCTTAAACACATTGGACATTTTATGCATGGTTTCAACTGCACTGATTTTTATTTCCTTTTCTACAACAAATTTGGTTTTCAGATACTTGTAATCGTCTTCACCTCGCAGCATGATGTAGAATGCCCAGAATAATTTATCTTTGTCTTTTGCGTGTATCTGTAAAAAATAGGAAAGCGGTGACTCCAACTCTTTCTCTTTAATTAATTCTTTCTCTTTCTCTTTCTCTTTCTCTTTCTCTTTCATTGGCTCTTTAATTAATTCTTTTTCTTCGATTTTTTGTCCTATAATGTATTTTTGAAGAGAATAAACCGTTTGTTCAAGTTCCGCTGTCACATCATTAATAGACGTCATGTTATGTTTAATATATATAACAAACCATTCTTTAATATTATTTAAAATATTGATTTGACAATAATATCTTCTTCTCTTCAAATTCACAAAGTTGTGTTTCTTGTTTATTTACAAATGTTACATATTCGTTTATTTTATGTATTACATCGTAATTAACATATGACAGGTTTACAAATACTCCATTTTTATTTTCGCTAAATGTTATATGATTGGAATGTAAAATTCTCAATATTTCAATCTGATGAAACTCTGAAAGTAATTCAATGTTGTCTCTCAACAATTTTAATGAATCTGCTGATCCTGCGCTTATTTTTATTTTTACTGCCCCCTCTGTTAACTCTGACGTCGTGTTATTACACTCGTCTTCGATTTCATTACTTTCTAAATTGTTCAACTGGGTTTGCATTTTTATTAATTATAATTAATTGTAATTATAATAATTAATAAAAATCTTTTTATATGTATTAAAAATAATATTATATAAAATATAATTATTATTTAAATTATTTATTTTAATTATTAGTAATATTATTACTAATATTATTATTGGTATTATTGGTATTACTATTCTGTTGATTATTATTATTATTATATTTTTCAATAATTGAATGATATAAAGTTGCCCACCCGATTCCAATCATATTTTTATTAATTAAATATATTATGTGATGTGAGATGAGAATTACTATATATAAATATTATATTATATCTATATTTGTTACATATATAATATTATAATATTTATTTATCAAATGGAATAGATTAGATGGAATATAATGGATACGAATACAATACAATTAACCATAAAGTGAACGCATTTCGCTATATGTCATATTTCTACCTGTCGCATTTTTAAATTCATCGTTACCTTCATTTATAATCTGCATTAGTGTTTCTTCAGAAACATTTTTTGCATTCATTAAATCTTCTACTTTTTGTTCACCTTCTAATTCTAATTTTTTACATAGTTCTTTTGCAGATTCGATACCATTTGGTGTTTGCATTTATATAATATTTATACAATATTGCATTTATATAATATTTATATATATATTTTAAATTTAAAATAATTTTTTTAAAAATTGAACATTTAAATAGATAGAATTCAAATTATAACACAACCAACTCAAACAAAACCAATTCCGTAATAAAATAAAACAAACAAAAATCATGAATTTTTCAGCCGCAAACGCATACATCACTTCTCCGGATGTCGCATCTTTGAATACAACATCCGATAGTATTCATGATAACTTATGGCCTCTATTTCAGCAATTACTGGAAACAAATTATGAAATGCTCATTCAAACAAGTGAATGGATATATGCCAAGTCATTTAAATTCGCCGTCGATTCAATAACAAAGGAACATGCCGTTACAATCAGTGACATTTTAGAAAGACAATATCTTCAAAAGAACTTCTGCTTCTATTTTATAATGCACATTCATCATTAACCTAAAATGAAAAAAGTGTGAAATGACTGAATTATAAATTATGAGTGTATATTTTTTTAAAAATAATTACGATTATTCTAAATATGCATTCGAATATTTGAACGCGTAATACGCGACGAGCGATATTGATAGTAGCATTGGCAATGTTTCATACGGCAAATTTGCAGTTTTTAACACAATAAATGCAGACGATATCGGATTTCCAAAAATCGTGCTAAAGAATGCCGTAATGCCTACAATAATAGATTGCGTGTGAGGAACTGTTGTATAATTATCATACACGCTTCCAATTCCACCTCCAATCGACATGAAAATAAATTTTTGTCCGCCTGGACACCCTGCAATAAATGTCAAAATCACATTCATAATCATTCCAAATAAAATCTTGAAATTGTATACACACGTGTCATAAAATTCGCAATTCAGAAGTTTTATTCCGCTACCCGTTATTTCGTCTCCGTATTTCGACAACGCATTAATCAGCGCAGCAACACAAAACCCGAAAATGATGGGAAGAATATTCATCAGCACCTTGCTCTTGTTAACAAGCGACCGCACTCCATAAAAAAGTGATGTCATGATCGCCATTAAAACGGATGCAGCCAGTCCACAAATTATAGCTAAAATTAAATACTGTATCGTATGCGATACACTATAAGCGAATGACACCGGAGGATCTTGAAACAAATTATTGCTTATATCGACCAACGAATATGCGACAAGAATTCCAACACAGCAATATATGACATTCGATGCGATGTTTGCAGAACCGTCCCGTATCGATTTCTCTAATACTAATACGAGTGAAGCTAGGGGCGAGTGAAAAAGTATAGTAATTCCAAAAATATATCCTAAATACAGTAAACTTTCAAAATTTAATTCTAAACTGAAATTTTTAAAAATGCCTTTAAAAAGGTTGTAAGCATATAGTAATAGTATCATTGACATATAAATAATGGGCGTCTCGGGACCAAGAGCTCCGCCGGCATATATGGCAATCAAACTGCCTGCAACGATTGCCAAGAGAGAAGGAAACGGAAAATCTTTTTTGAAATAATTGGGATAATCTAAATTTTTAAATAGATTGTGTATATTTGAATACAGTGGACCGTTTGCATTTTTAAATAGAAATGTCCTGGATGCAACCCAAAACAGTAAAGGTGTTAACAAATACATGACCTTGGAATTTTTAAAAATATTCAGTTTCGCTTCAGAAGATAAATTGAGAAATGCATGCTTATATAAAATACAAAGGTACCCAATGCAATAAAGCGTAATCACAATAAAAATAAAAGTTATAGCACTTTTAATGAATTGCATTCATTCATATATATGTTATTAATATAATTATTAAATATTAAATATTATATTAATTACTTTACAACCCCCATTTATTATTTTTTCAATGGAGAATAGGATAATAGATGATATAAATGCATAACTCGCAATTCATTATTTTTACAAGTATGATAATAAATAAAAGTCGATGCTCCACGTATTGATACACCAGTTTTAACTACTATTCCATTGGTTATTTGTCCCAACGATGGATGAATAAATGTCGGTTGGTCAGTGTTTGCAACTATTTGGAACTTGCTTTTAGGTAATGTTTGACCTGATAATAATCTAGGATATGTAGATTTAATTAATGCGTCTGCATAAGCTCCAGCATTTACAGTACTACCCGCATATTTTTTGTTTGCTAGTTCCGGTGTGTTAACTATTTCATATAAAGTTTTTCCTAAAACTCTTATACCATATTCCTCTAATCTTTCCTGAATAAGTAGTTTTGATTTTGAAATATTCTTATCTATAAATTGTTTTTTGGAAATATCTATTAATACAAATGGTATTTGATTACTTGCAAGCGTTTCTCCGAATAGGTGTTTTATATTTTTAACACATGTCAATTTATCTATAGTACTTATGCACCCAAACTTTTCGAGTTTACTTGTAAAAAAATTTATTGCATAACTCATTTTTAGCTTAGCCATGTCATCACCCCAAGGAGTACTCATAATCTTATCTCTTTATATATATATTAGATAATTATTTATTATTATAATTTTATTTATAAAATATATAATTTTTATATATAAAAATTTTACGTATTTTTATAACTAATATAATTTTATCCTTCATCTCTCTACAAACTAAAATGATAATCTTTTATAATAATCGGACATAACATAGAACCGACGGTTCATAATTTATAAAGGTATTTCATTTTAGTTTGTAGAGAGATTAGAGAGAAAATACTAAAATGTAAATAAATAAAAATAAAAACAATAAAAAACTACATCATATAATGGGGACATTGTTTCCTTTTCCTCTTTATAGGGAGAGGTTAATTCCACGGCAAATTCTTCAATACATTTAAAACATTCTCATTCTCATCATGTTTTATCTCTCTAACATATTTTGTCGGATTCTTTGAAATGTCGATCAATAGCGCACAATCTCGTTTAAGATTTCCACTCAAATGAACCACTTGTCCAGGAAAATATGTATCGATTTCGACACACCCTAAATAAATCGGAGTTGTATCGCAAATAAAACAATTGGTTATTTTTTCCGAAAAATAATGCGGATGCTGATGATTTTCAATGCAAATACTTAATGTGTATGATTCGTACGGCTCCTTGTCTTTGAATGGCCCTTTAATGTTTGCATGATTCGGGAAACGGTTTGAATGTGATGCTGTCCCATTTCCCCAAACATCGATTGGCAGATTGTTTATTAAAATAAACGACGCAAGCTTATGACGATATGCGTTACCTGGCGCTTGCATTTTATTTGATACGATGATTGAAATCGGATTTTTTGCATTTTTTATACATTGTTTCAATGGGTGCGTGGTGTGCCACATGAATCCGTGATGCTCTTTAAATAATTCACTGGTAAGATTTGGATGTTTGTGTCCTATATAATAGAGACCAATGCGCTTTTCTGCAAATCGAATAAAATCATACGAGAGTCGCAAATATGGAATGGGTTCAAATGCTAATCCGAGTACGCGATCCGGAGGTACTGAAATATTGGGAACGATTGGGCAGTTCAACAAGATGACATGAGTGTATGTTTCATTTGTCGTAATATACAAATACTTATTTGGCCCATAGTTGTCCATTCTATTGACTCTGCACATTTCTTCGTATTGGTGTTTGCACCATTCGGAACTGCAAAAATCGGAGAAGAATTTAATGCGCATATATCTCTCTTCAAAATAATTTTTAGAATCTATAAAAAATGAATGATCGCACGTTTTGTGTTCGTGCATAAATGTTAGTTTACTTTGCAGGGACGTTTCGACGAGAGAGTAATTAAAAACGCGACTATTATTAATATTTCCATTATTATTATTATTATTATTTTGATTCAAAGGTGAATAATGAATGCAATAAATATTAGATTCTGTTAGTGTCATAAAAAGCAATAGCGAGTGAAACTGTGCCATTATTGTATTATTTTCAGAATGTATTATGCGGAAGTTTTTATCATTGCATTGCGCGCACTCCTTTTGAAAGATAGTTTCATCATAATGTTGAAATAATTCTCTCTTTATTAAAATTGTTGAAAACACGAATGGACACGATTTAAATAAAGACGATTCTATTTTTTTTACTGTCCGCACATTTGTGGCGAGTATGCGCTCATTTGAAGGGGTGCAATCGCACCCGATAATGTCATAGTTATTCGACTGCATCAAATTATACTGTATTTGCAATTTATTCGCATTCCATATATCATTTTCAAGGTCAAAAATAGATATATATTTACATTCGGGACAAATTATATTATTATTATTATCATTATTCTTATTTAGTGCAAATAAAGTATTTAAATTCAAGTAAGAATCGGAAGTGTAAACAATTTTTATTCTCGGATCTTCACTGTGAGCATGATCAAATGAAACGTTTTCAACATTTGTAACAAGTAATAACTGCCAATCAGTATACGTTTGATTTAAAATAGATGTTTTGATGGATGAAAATAGAGAGATTGTATTATTACCATTATTATTATTACATTTAATAAAATGATTCGGTATAAATGAAAATATGGTTATCATATTTATAATATTTATTTTGATATTGATTTAATAAATATTATATTTTTATATATTTTATATTATAATTATATATATTGTTTCATTTAGTTTAGCGGTTAGTTCTAGTAAAACTTAGTATGAACAATAAAAAAAACAGTAAAAAAAACAGTAAAAACAATCAAACCAGAAAAAAATTCAGAGGAAATGTAAAAAAACGAAACAGTAAACATATAAAACGTGTTGTGGGCGGTTCTTCATATGAACAAAAAGGCATTGCTGCTCAACTTCGTCCATCTACGCCTCATAATAGTGTGCTGCGTAAAAAATTAAATGAGATTGTACACAGCGGAGATTTTTATGAATCCAAAGACCGGAATAGTTTTTTAAATTTGGACAACGACTTTGATTCTCAAGCGGAAGAAATATTAAATGAAGCGGTGGATTATATCAAGAATCAAAAAGATCTAAATACAAAAATAAAAAAAAGAGTACTAAATGGAATTCTTCCTATACAAACAACCACAACAACAACTGCGACTCATACAAATTCTCATGCGAAAACGTATAGAACACCTACAAAAACGTCTACATCAAAGAATGCAAAAACAAGAACAATATTTAGAAGAAGAAATAAAACAAAAAGTATAAGATAATGATATAATAAAAAAAAATAATTTAAATAGTTTTCATTAAGTAATTTATATATAATTAATTATTGAAAAAAACGAAAATGATAAAGGCAATATTATTTATATTTCAATCTCAAGTGATTATGTTTTACAATACACTTTTCCAAATATTTTTTGGAAAAACCGACGTTCAAAATATGTTCAAAAAACTCTCTGATATGAGAGAAACCAAGTATTCAGGTGAATTACATAAAATAAATCCAGATGCAGATGTGTATTTATTTAACCATGTAAGTTCTGCCGATTATTATATAGATAATTATATTATAGGCGGTATTGGATGTTATATTTATAGATTTTTAGTATTTTTTCTTTTACCTTTTACAAGTGTTTATGGAATGTTTAATAATATTATTTATTTTTTTAAAAGAAACGGTTGTGACAATAAATGTAAATTAAAAATCGCGTGTAAAAATATTAAATATAAATTAAATAAAAAAATTATATTTTATCCTGAAGGAACAAGAAATTCAACAAAAAAAATTATACCATTAAAACGCGGGGGGTTATACATAATGTATAATATGGGATATTCTTTTCAAATTATCAATGTAAAAAACAAAGAAAAAGTAATTAATGAAAAGAAAATGCAACTACAAAATAATGTGGTGTGTGATATAACAGCATCAGACGTTATTCATGCATCCGATTATGAGAGTTTTGACGATTTTTATGCAGACGTATGCAAAAAATGGGAAGAATGTTTTTATACACCATCCGGAAGTAGCACACAAGTAGAAATTAGCACCAAAGAAAATATCCAAGGTTGTTCTCAAATTTATTTTGTCGGAGCAATAAGTATTTTATCAGTTGTATCATATATGAATTTGAATTTATTTATTGGACTAGTTCATGTTTTATATGCAGGAATGATCATTGTATCAAAACATATTTCAACGTTGAAAAAGGAACACATTCAATCTTTTATTTTTTATTATAACTGGTTTCAAGTTTTGTTAAGTTTATATATGTCTGTTTATGGTCTAACAATTTTTAATATGGATAATCCATTATTATTAAATAATTTTGATGAAAATATATACATTAAAAATTTTATATTATTGCACGCATTTTCCAAAGTTGTAGATTTTATGGATACCGCAATTCTTATAACATCTGGAAAACCGCTATCCATATTGCACACATATCATCATTCAAGTATAGGGCTTATTTGGTTTTATTTATACAATGAAAATATAAATTCTGCATATTTTGGCGCAATGTTGAATAGTATAGTTCATACAATCATGTACTTTTATTTTAACTACAGTGACAAATTAAAATCTATAAAATCATGGATAACAAGAATACAATTAACACAGTTTATGATTCTCATCGTTCATCCCATTATTTTTATTTATAATACAGAAAATAAATGGTACAATAAACTTGCATTGTCTCAAATTGCATATCAACTGTCAATGATAGTTCTTTTTTGTAATTTTTATTATAAAAATTATATTTCCGCTAAATTAACTACTAAGTAACTTTTAAAAATATAATAATTGAATAATAATTGAATAATAATTGAATAATAATTGAATAATAATTGAATAATAATTGAATAATAAATAATGAAACAAAAATGAATATTTATTATTTTCTATTAATATCGTATAAATAATGTAAACAAGACATAAGATTTTCGACAAAACTGTTATACTTAACATAAATTATATTTCTTTTTTTACACTCGTCCATAACAATGTGTCTAATCTGCGGATACAAATAGTCGCTTAACCCAGGAAATAAATGATGTTCTATTTGGGCATTAAGTCCCCCAGTTAAAAAATTAATCAATTTTGATTCACCACACCATGAAGAAGATTCTGAAATTTGCATCTCAGCCCAATCTTCATGTACGTTTTTTTTGTGTTTATAAATTTCATTTGTATTATGACTTATTAAAAATTGAAATGCAAGATATGTTGAACCTGTATACACTGTCAATAATGGAGTCCACCAGTGACCGAAATTATATATAGGGATGAAATAGTATAAAAATATATGCAAAAATTTAAATCCGACGAATAGCGTAATATCTTTCAATGTTTTTTTAGGGCATCGTATATTAAAATAACAACTATTAATAAAATTATAAAAGTCAAAAATCAAATAATTTATTCCAAGAAATCCAGTTATGAAAGGTAAATACACAAATTGTAATTTATGCCATTTTTTTATTTTATATTTATCAGAAAATCTTGTAATTGGATAATTAGAGAATGTGTCCGGATCGTGAACAATGTCATTTGGTAATAAATGATGACCTAAATTATGCTGCGTTTTCCACATGAAAGAAGACGCACCCGTGATGTCATTATAATATCCGAATAAATCATTTAATGTATTGTTATCGGTCAACGAACCGTGATTTGCAGAATGTTGTATGCATAAACCGAAGGACGCCAAAGAAACTCCCAAAAATAAAGATAACCACCAATATCCACAAAAACAAACCAAATATGTTAATAAAAAAGTGGTTAAATTAAAAAATAATATTCTAGCATTTATATTCCCCCCTCCTCTTTTTTTTTGATTTGTTTGTTTCAAATATTCTAATACTCTGTCTTGTAAGGTAAATAGTAATGAAGAAGATAAATATTTTTTTTCAACAATATTATCAGTTTCCACAGTTCCAACACATTGTAATTGTGATAAATATTTGTTGGCTTTTTTTCTGTCAATGTGGTAAGACCAAAATAGATAAGTTGAATCTCTATTCTCTGCGAGTCGTATCATTTCCCTTCCTCCTGGATGAAAATCAACAAAGTTAGTAATATCATATATTTTTCCATTAATTATTGTAGTAATCATCGTAATTAACAAGTACTAATGCTTATTAATATATATATATATATATATATATATATATATAATATCATTAATATGCATTTCAATATTAAACCCAAAGTTTTTAGAAAAATATATATAAAAAATAAAATCAATTTTAATAAACCATATACATCTCTTAAAAATAATTATAAGAGTGTAATTCCATTAAATATATATCAAACATGGTTTACAAAAGATTTGCCTCCAAAATTGAGACAAAGAGTTGAATTATTAAAATTTCAAAACCCTCAATTTAATCATCATTTATTTGATGATAACGACTGCAGAGAATTTATAAAAACACATTTTAAATCTGACGTTCTTGGCGCATACGACACATTAATTCCTGGCGCATATAAAGCCGACTTATGGAGATTATGTGTATTATTTATAAATGGAGGTATTTATCTTGATACTAAATTGTGTTGTGTAAATGGATTTAAATTAATTGAACTTACAGAAAAAGAACATTTTGTACAAGATAGGTATCCAACATCTATATTTAGCTCTTTGATGGTTTGTAAAAAAGGCAATATATTTTTATACAATTCAATAATGCAAATTGTTACCAATGTTAAAAATAGATACTATGGTGCTTGTCCTTTATCTCCAACAGGACCTATAATGCTCGGATCGGTAATCATAAATAATAAACTCGGTATAAATGATGGTATCAATGTTGATATGGTACATTATAGTGGAGGGGGGTATATTATATATAAAAATGTTTTTGTTATTTCAACCACATATCCCGAATATAATTCTGAAAGACACATTCAAAATAATAAAATAAATAAAAAAAAATATGACATCATGTGGGAAGAGCGGAACATTTATAAATAAAATGTAGTAGTAGTAGTAGGTAGTAGTAATGTAACTAAATATCTAAACTAATGGATGTTCTCTCCGACTTCTGTTTGCGTTTGCTCTTGCTCGGAAAATTATCATTCTTCATTTCATTCAAATCAGATGCGCTAATCGTGCTTCCACCTGCATTTGAATTTTTATCCTTTTCCTTTATTCCAGATGCCACCGTTGCCGAATTGTTACTGTCAACCGACACCGTCTTGGTTTTTAGTCCCGATAAAAGCGACGAAATATCGGAAGGCCCTTTCATTTCAGGTCGCAAACTTTGCTGTATCGTTTGCGATACATTACCACGACCCATCAAAATATCTGGTCTTGTGTTTGTCAAATCTCCCGGACGTCTGGGCGGCGGAGGTGCGCCATCTCCTTTGGTTTGAATTGGTGGAGGCGGAGCACGTTGCGGAACTGTTGGCATTGGCATCGGCATCGGCATGTTCATTTGTTGTGCCGGATTATACTGAGGTTGATGCGAAAACTGCGCATTGGCATTTGATGAGGAGCGAGAGGATGACAACCCTGCAATATCATTCATAAAATTACCGAAACCGCTACCGCCATTGCTATTAGTGGGACCGCGATTTGAGTTTGACATGGACGACACTGCTGCCTGAGTGAACTGCTGCATTAGTTCCGGGTTTTGGCGCATAATATCATCCATTCCCGGCATTGCAGATTTAAACATAGTGTTTGTCATGTGCAGCATGATCGCGCTTCCGCCCAGCTGAAACAGCAGCTTGAGTTCCGGTGCCATTTTTGCCTTCGATTTGTATTTCTCGTGCAGCTCTCCAAAAATTTCATCGTAATCGTCAATGTTCTCATTCACTTGTTCTGACCAACCATCCAACTTCAAATCAAATGGGTCGAACTTATTATTCAAAAACTCGATTCCGGTAATGCACGCCATCAACATTTTCCCCTGAAATTTAACGCTGTTTCTACGTTCTCGTTCTTCCACATGCGTTTCATATTCACCCTTCATTTCCGAGAGCGACGACTCCATGTCATACTTCTTCGTCAATCGAATTCCCTTTTTTTCCAAATCTTCCAGTTTTTTAATGTATTTGAATTTCTCTCGAAGCAGCTCCTCCTTTGTTAGCTGCGGCTGCGAATCAATCGGCACATCCGGATGAATTGGAATATTGCTGAATTTTCCAAATCCGTCCCACGTCGGTTTATCATCGTCAAACAGTGCCGTTGATGCGCCCACACCACCGCCAGCGCTGTTGTTGTTGCTATTGCCCAGTCCATCCCCTCCATTATGATCATTATTAGTATTGCCTCCAATGCTTCCCGATAGTGAGTCATGCTTGTGAACATTAAATGCGGATGACGATGATGACGACGACGATGACGATCCTGATCCAAACAGGTCAGATCGCAACTCTTTAACGTTTCTCGAAGATAAGGAAGAGTCCATATCGCGCAAATCATCCTCTAAACTTGTTATATCATCTAAATGAATATTTGTCGAACTACCTTTATCTCCTCCCGATTTAAATCGATCATTCATGAGTAGCTCTAACCCTCCTCCAAAATTTGACGATTTTACTCCGCCAATTTTATTTCCGCCATTTCCGCCATTTCCAATATCCAAAGATCCTAAATCTATAATTTCGGGTTCCATTATTATTAATATTTAAATTATAACTTTTATTTTTAAGTCATACGCATATTAATTATATTATAATATTTTGTATAAAAAATTATAAAATTTGGTTTCGAATAATTTTGTAATTATTGATATGACGAAGACGAATAATTTTGTAATTATTGATATGACGAATAATTTTGTAAAAAGGTATCCAAATCGAAACTACTTTGGTTATATTTCAAGTGCGCGTAATAATATCCTTGAAGAAAACAATCCGCTAAATCATCGCGCTTTTTATGTTTATCATAATCCGTTATCCAAATATGTAAGCTTTTGTAAAACATTAAAAGAGACCTGCATACTTTTTTACCTGCATCCTTTCTCATTTTATATAATTTTTTTTCAGTTTCTATAACATTTTCCAATTCATTGTTCTGGATTTGGTTTTGAATTACGCTTTTAAATAATTTCAGTTTATTTATTGCAGAAATAAATTCTATTTTCGTTATATCTCGCATAATAAAGTATTGCGAAATCATTCCTTGTAAAACATTCATTCTTCCCGCCAAATTACCAATTTGATTTTCGATAATGATTGCATCGATTTTATCAATATATTCTTTAAAAATAGAATCAAAATGACCTTTCAAATTTATACCGAGATCAACAATGTCAATTTTATTACATGAGATCTTTTTATTTATTACTGAAAGCGGAATCAAATACGGATTTTGTCCATTTTTCGAATTGGATTTAAGGAGTCGTGTATGCATCGGCAGTTGCGTTTCTTCTGCGTGTTTTTTGCAATATTTTTTTACATCTTCGGGCAACATTGTACTCGAGTGTGTGCAACAACTCGCGATTTTTTTGCATTTGCAACACTGTTTTAAAGATGTGGTTACTGACGTGGTTACTGACGTGGTTACTGATGTCGTTACTATTTCTGAACTTGTTGTCGATAAATCAACAACATCCCATTTTAATATTTGTAAAAAATCAACATCATCGGATTGTTTCTCTTGTTTCTCTTGTTTCTCTAGTTCTAGTTGTTTTTCCAAATTTATGGAAATTAAACAATATGCAAGATTTTTAATGCCAACATCAAAACTTAGAATAATCATATTATTATCCTTCCTATTATTATGTATTTATTATCATTATTATTATTAATTACAAATAGTAAAAAATAAAATTAAAATAATTTAGTAAATACTGACTTACAAATTCAAATACTAATTATTAATTATTTACAAATTTTACAAATGAATAAATTTATTAAAATGTTGTGTAATAATAACGAATCAACAACGAATATAACAATATAACAACCAATATAACAATATTATTAAATAAATTAATTAAAATATTTTATATTAGTCACATATTCATGTCTTCGCCTTCGTCATCGCCTTCGTCATCGCCTTCATTTTCTTTCAACATACTCGATAAAGTTTCGGATATTTATGATAATCAAACATTTTTAGAACGATATGGTGAGTATGTCTTCATTGCCATCATCATATGTATTTCGTTCATATTAGTTATAACATATATTCACATTAAGATTAATATTGAACAAATACGGGCCGATTGGAATAATCAGAAATGCAAACCGAATATTATGCCGTTTGCCGGAATGATTAATGCGCCCGACAACATGTCAAAAATGGAATATGCTGAAAAGAATTTTGCAGAATGCACTCAAAACATTTTAACAGACATTTCGGACATTGCGCTCATACCGGTCCATTATACAATAAGCATCGTGACCGCCACCGTCGGCGAAATTTCAAGCATTATTAATGACATGCGCGAACTAGTAAATAAAATACGAAATTCGGTTTCCGATATCACATCAGACATCATGTCCCGAATCTTAAATATTATGACGCCGCTCACAGAAACTATTATTACTGTGAAATCTCTGATGGGAAAATCAAACGGCGTTATGACGGCTATAATTTATACACTTTTTGGCATATATTTAGCAATAAAAAGTGTAATTGGTTCCATTCTTGAAATTGTTATTCTTATTTTAATTGCTATGGCGGCGGCAATTATTTTGTTATTCTTTATACCAATTGTGGGCGATATTTTGGCAGCCGCAGGAATTATATTTTTTATTGCAATATCCATTCCTATGGGATATTTAATCGGATTTTCGAATAATGTACTCAATGTTCACTCATCAAGAAGCATTCCTGAAGTTCCGGGTTAATTAATTCCAAGTTTTTATTATTAATTTGAATTATTATTATTATTTTTAATTTTATTTTAGGAGAAATTAAAATTAAATAAAGGGACGAATGAATGAAAATAAAATATTTAATTATTTTTATCTTTTATATATGTATAAATAAATATACATATATATAATATTTTATAAAATGGAAATAAAAGTATTTGGATATGAAGTGCGAGTTGAAATTGTGGTCGCTTGCATAATCATTGGTATGGTTGCGGGTCTCTTCATGTTTTGTGATTGTTTTCAATACAGTATTTTAGAAGGAATGGCAGGGACAGGAAGAAAAGCAAAAAAAGGAAGAGAGAATTTTTCACTCCAAAATAAAATGGATGTAAAAGAAGGATTCGCTAATTTAAACAATAACGATTTGCATATTAACAATTCATACACGATGGGTTGGGTTCAAAAGGCAAAACAGTATGCATCCGGTATGGGTTACAAGAACAAGCTGAACAGCTACAAGGACAATGTCGGAACACCGGTTCCTTTGCCTGAAGGCGAACTCTTCTTTTTTGCCGATAATAAATTCAAACCGGAATGCTGTCCCTCCACGTATTCCGACAGCACGGGATGCGCTTGTTTGAGCCAGGATCAAGTGACTTATATTAACGAGCGGGGTGGAAACCGAACATTTGGCCCCACCGAATTTTAGAGAAAAATAATACGCACGATTTTAATTTAATTTTAGTTTAGTTTAATTTAGTGAATTATAAAATAAATTTAAAAAATAATAATAAATAAATTAATTCATAATAAATTAATTTATTATATATATACTGTAGTAAGTAAAAATTATAAATAAAACATTATAAATAAAGTAAAAAGAAAATGTCGATAACATCAACAAAAAAACCCGTTGGGTGCAGAGCATGCGGCGCTTTTCCCAGCTATCAAGAATATACTGGACCGAAATTTAGCATTCAAAACAATATATACAATATGAAACGAATTGAAAACACGGTGGGCGTGCCGTCATCTGAATACACATTGAATAAATCCACGCTGAATGTGTACACACCTCCCAAAAGTCAATTCGCATATGTGAACTGGAACCAAATGAGCGATAGAGCTGTTCCTGGCGTAACAAGATCGGTTGTGCCATCGCACGGCAACTCGACTAAACATTCGCTGACTCGGATGCGTCCAGGAAGCACGTCTGCTCCCGGTAAAGGTGTCGATATGAAACACGGTTCGTATGATCGTTATTTAGCTCGTTTGAAAGGCAGATCTGTTTTACGAACCAGTCCCGATCCGAATAGTGCGAAAGTTGTTAATAATGCGAAAATTATTAAATGGGGAATCGCGTATAGCGAAAGTTGTATAAATAATTGTTGAATGAAAATTTTTACTAATGTAATGATTTGATGGTTCGGTCACATTTGATAATGAGATATGTCTTCTAAAATGAGCACAACATTTTATTCATCAATTTTTAATTTAATTTACATGTTATGTTGTTGTTGATGGAGACAAATGATAATCCTCATTTGTAAAATCACCAACGTAATCATTGATTATTCCATTTAATGATTGCATGTTGTTCCGCATGTACAGATTTAACCATTCTTCATAAATTTTGTTAAAATACACAGTTGATAAACTTGGGTTGTTTACTTTGTGAATTGTGATTAATTTGTCCTTCATTATTGTTTCATCCAGAATTAAAAATGCATTGGTTATCTTGTCATAGTAACCCAACATGTAAAAATACAACATGGTTCTAATGCATTTGCTGCATTTGGAGCAGTTGTCACATTTTGCATCAGTCCATTCATTGCACACTCTCATGTGTTTAATTATTTCCTCATCAGTTTTAACAATGAAATCTATTTTTTTTATTCGTTCAGTTTCATTATTGCAGGTTGTGAATTCATTGCTATTAAAATACTTATTAATATCAGAATGTTGCCCCATCAAACAAGGAAAATTTTTGACACCAAACCCACTTAAATACAGTTTTTTTAGTCCCAATGGATAACATGATGCCAACATAATGGGATCTCCTGTAAAAACTCCATAGTTTGTTCCATGTATTTTCAATGATGACATTGTCTTTTTAAAGTTTGAATTTGCCACTATCAATTGTTTATTGTACCGTTTTGATACAAAATCTATTTTATTATAAAATTTTGGGCATTTAATGGATAAATCCATGTCATTGACGTAAATAATGTGACTTAATTCATTTCGATTTGTTAAAATGGTGTGTAAAGAATCTATTCCCATGCTGATTGGGGTTATGTTAACATTTAAACCTTTGTTGTCATCATTCGTTCTATCACACGTCGGCATGTCCAATATTAATTTTAATTCATCAATGGAAACCATTCCCAACAAGCTAGTATGTTTTTTATGATATTTTTTATAAGTGTTTGGTAGATTACATAAGTTGTCGTACAATACTTTGTCAATCGGAAGTTTTGATGTGATTTTCCATTTGTTGCAAATTGCGATGGATGAAAACATTATCACAATTGCATCAATGTTCATATTTAATTTTATTTCAGGACATGCATATTGGATATAAAACTCGTATGTTGTGTTATCAACGATGACCGGATATACAATTTTATTGGAAGATGTTTTATCTAAAAAAGGATCTAATATTTCAATCATCTGATGAGTTTATATAATATAATATATTTATATTATATTATATAAATATATTATATTATATAAATGTTTTGTGTTTAATATTAAATTACATTTTTATATGAGCATGAACCTTTTCAATTGCAATTAGACCAATGAATTCATGTGTTCAACTTTGTTTTTGTTTTAGGATATTTTGCATGTAGTTAACCGGTACAAAATTATACAAAACATTTTATACAAACATGAGCGGCATTTTTCTTTGCATTTGAATTTGTCTTTGTCTTTGTCTTTGCATTTGAATTTGTCTTTGTCTTTGTCTTTGTCTTTGAATTTGTCTTTGTCTTTGTCTTTGTCTTTGTCTTTGTCTTTGCATTTGAATTTGTCTTTGTCTTTGTCTTTGCATTTGAATTTGTCTTTGTCTTTGTCTTTGTCTTTGTCTTTGTCTTTGCATTTGAATTGGTGGTCTTTGTATTTGAATTGGTGAATTGGTGGTATTTGTATTTGAATTGGTGGTATTTGGGCCGACATTTGAATTGGTGGTATTTGGGCCGACATTTGAATTGGTGGTATTTGGGCCGACATTTGTCTTATTTTTTTTTGTTCTTTTTTGTGCAACATCAAATCATCATACGGTAACAATTTTACATTGTTGTTTAAAAAATGTTTATAGCTTTTTTGAATACTGGTTGTGTCATATTTATCCACATATGCGTTGTATTTTCTCTCACGAGATATTTGGTCAACATATGCTAAATGTTTTATTTGCAATAATAGGTTGGTGAGTTTTCCTGCATAAGGCACTAATTCAAAATGAAGCGTATTGGAATGTTTTATTTCGTATGGTAATTTTGCAACATTGTTTCTTATTAACCGTTTTTTATATTGCAATCCATTAATTGAGTATGGATATTCGGAATTGTAGTTAAATTGATCCCACATGTGAAATAAAGGCAAACTAACTATATCAGCATCAAAATTGCGTGACAATAATTGTCGTTTGGTTTGATGTAAAAATTTTTTATTATCAGTTAATCTTTCATCAAAATCCAACCATAAAAACCAATCTACTTTTATTTTATTTTTTAAGAAGACATTTTCAAAGACATTTAACAATAAATTTCTATTTCTTAAATCATTAAATGAATCATCAATTCTATTTAATTTAAATTTTATTATCAATTTATTAGAATGCAATAATTCCCAGGTGTTATCTGTTGATCCATCATCCAATACTATGATTGCATCCACAAATCTACTGACATTTGACAGATAATCAGATGCATTTTTATTTTCGTTAAAACATTGACAAAGCAAAACGATTGGATAATACGATGAAATATTATTAGATATTGAATAATCTACAATTTGGGTTGATGTATTTATTTTGATTAATTCACCAAGACATGAATGAACATTGGCTGAATCCATTCCAACCACTTTAATTTCATTAAAATTGTTATATAAATCATTGATAACACCACTTTCACGATTCTTTTCATTTTTTAATCTTGACATCATCTGTGTTTCATTCTCCAAATGAATAAATCTAGAGTTACTTGTTTTTTTTAGCATTATTCCGCCATTTACTAGTTTCATTCTAACATTATTGTCTTCTTCCCCCCAACCGGCTAAACTATACGATTCCGTGTAATAATCAACCTTTTTAAAATTTTCTTTTGTGCAACAAATTGATCCCCAATAAACTGGACCGATCATATCTTTGCATCTAATGGGTGTCAAAAATGCAGATTCATTGTAAAAATTATCATATGATTCATATGATTCGTTGGTCATAAAAATGATTTGCCCCACACTAAAATGATCGTCATCACAATTTTCAATTAAATTTATTAAGCCATCATCTAATATTATGGTTTCAGGTGACATTATGATTATTTTTTCAGACATGGCTTCCTTTATTCCTTTATTAATGACCACCGCAGGATTCCTCCATGAATGATTTTCACAATTCATGAAAAATCTGAAATTTACATTGTAATTGTTTAAAAATGAAAAAATTTCTGGATTGTCTATCGCCTCATCAATGATCAAAATGACTTCATTTACGGTTTGAAATTGTTCATAATTGTATTCTATTGAATGTCTAAGTTCGTCGTATTTTTTATAATACGGAATGACAATACTTGCATTGTGTTTAGCCATGTTACAATATTTGCAATGTTTTGTAATGATGCAATATATTAAATTCACCAAATAGACGAATTAAATTATCTAATATAATAATAATATAATAATAATATAATATAAATGAATAATTTTTTATTATGGAACCTGAATGAAAATGCATCAGAGCAGCATACAAACCGCCTCGCATCCACTGTTGTGCCTAAATCACATACACTTGCACTTAATAATGCACCGAATGCATATGTCATATTTGCACGCAGTGACGACAGTGATACAATTTTGGATAAACTTAGAACACGTTTGAATGATTGCAATTTAAAAGAAGAAACCTATCTCACTGCTTATAATAAAGTCCCCGCTTTTGTATGGTTCAGACACATCAACGAATACGATGACACAATCCAAAATTATTATTATTCTATAAAATGCTTTTCAATAAGTCGTCTTTTAAACATTGATTGCATATGCGACAAGTATCAATTATACATAAATATGCAAAAATATTTCCCTGACACGTATTTACAATTTATGCCAAAAAGTTTTAAATTAGAAAATGAGACCCAGTTTACTACCAATGGTGTTTTTATTGCACGTCCAATAAACGAATTAGAAACAAAATTTAGATGCCATAGTGGAAACGGTATATGCGTATACGACAGCGAACCAACGTTGATTGACGCCAAAGAGACCATGCTTAATAAATATGACACAATCATTGTCAGCGAATATATAACAAATCCTTTATTATTTAAAAAAAAAAAAATGCATTTAAGATGCTATATGTATGTGACCATCATAAACAATTTATATTCTGGATACGTGTATGACGATCACAAGATATATACAGCTTCCAACGAGTACGTGTCTCGTGATTTCCAAAATAAAAACATACACGATTCTCACGGTCATAATGTATCTTGTTTTATCGATGGGTTTTCTGAAAATTTCACAAGTGAAAATGTGGGTCATGTGATGAATGAAAATGTTATTGAAAAAATTCACAATGACATCAGAGAAATTGGTAAAAAAATGGCAATCATTTTTAAAGATAAAGCAAAATGTCCACCAAATGCAAAAAATGCTTTTCATTTATTTGGATTTGACATTTTAATTGATGAAAATTTTAAAGTATATTTGTTGGAATGTAACCGTTTTTGTCAAATGACAAACATAAGGTCTAATGTTGATTTTTATGACCAATTTTTTAATTGGGTAAATGATGTAATTTTAACACCATTGTTTCACAATGATAATAAAATAAATGCATCTATGATGAATACGCCAGTGTATAGTTGTCAATTGTAAATGCAATATCTTATATATTATATATCTTATATATCTTATATATAATATATAAGATATATAATATATAAGATATATAAGCAACATAACAACTTCAATGTCGGATATATTAAAATGCACTACCACCCTCTCACAGTTTAAAAAACCCATAATATCAATGACCGGTTCATGCGGTAAAACAACCACCTGTAAAATGATACAAGAGATGCTGCAACACAGGTACATTGTCAATAAAACACACGAAAATTCCAACAGCATGTTGGGAATTCCTTGGTGTGTCAATACTTATTTTAAAAATGATGCAGACATTTGGTTAATTGAATTGGGAATATCCAAACCAAATGATATGGATAAATTAATGGAAATGGTGACTCCTACGATTAGAATAATGACAAACGTTTGCAACGCGCATGTGTCCAATTTTTCTAGTTTAAAGGAGTATCAAACTGAAAAATTAAAATTTTTAGATTACATTCAGGAAAATGATGTTGCAATTATAAACAACGATGATCCTGTGTTGTCAACCTACATGAATGATAATGTTTTTCCGCCATCGGTAAAAATCATAAATTGCGGTAGCAAGGACACCGATGATGTGCAATTCATCAAACATTCAATTAACTCTAATTGCATGTCATCTACTGTAACGATAAGAATTAACCGAGATAAATCTCTTATCACTTTTAATTTGGATGGAATAAATGAACACAATGCATTCAACTGTTGTTTGGCAGTTGGTTGTGCAATTCATTTCAATATTCCGATAGACACAATTAAAAAAACATTAAATAAATTTAAATTATACAAACATAGAGGGCTTATTGTGACTAACCCCAAATTCACTATATATGACCACACGTACAATGGAGTGAATCACGCTTTTATGAAAAACATAGAAAGTTTCAAATGTTTGCATAGTAAAAATAAATTAATAATATTGGGCATTTCTGAAACAAGCACTCATGTGATAAACATGGATCATGTGATTCAAATCATAGAACACAGTTTGAAGGTGACCAATAAAATAATCATTTACACAACGCCAAAATGTTCAACCCTACTATCTATGATACAACAAATGTATTTTAAAAACATATTTTGTGCAAATTCATTTGACATTGTCATTGAGAAGATCCGATTATTGTCTTCGCTTGAAAAACTAGACATCTACATCCAAGGGGATCATTATTTGAAATTATTTGACCTTGTTAATAAATTAATTGCATAAACAAATTAATTTTAAAACTTAAAACATATAAACATATAAACATATAAACATATAAACATATAAAATTAAAATGTATAAATAAATCACAATAAAGGTCATCGTTGCATTTTTTCATTTTTTATTATTATTATAACATAATAACATGATTAGTGAAATTATTATAAATGGTTCCAAAAATGCTGCCCTACCAATAATTGCAGCAACCTTATTAGACCGACGAATGTATCGGATCAAAAATGTGCCCATGATTGAGGATGTGTTCACCTGTTTAAATGTCCTGAAACAATTTAATGTGTCTATTAAATTTGACATGAATGAATTGTGCATCAACACTGCGAACATGCAAATTCCCAATAAACTAGAGTATAAGTCAAACACAAGAGGAACTTATTATTTCATTTGCACAACTCTGCATTATGATGTTGCACATCTTGAATTTATTTTAGGCAATGGTTGTAAAATATCTAATGCAAATAGAAAAATAAATTATCACTTGGATTTGATTTCATTGTCTGGGAAGAAACACATACATGATGTCCAAAATGATAGTTTGCGCACTTGTGGCGATTTTAGTCAAAGGGATGTGCATTATTCATTCAAAAAACCAAGCGTTGGTGCAACCATAAATGCATTATTTATATTTTCAAAATTGCCCATAAAAAGTGTATTTGAAAATTATGCCAAGGACCCTTACATTTATGCTGTGATTCATTTTTTATCATTACTCGGACACAATATCATTTGCACTGACGCGCAACTTATAATAAATGGCATAGGGCAGACAAACACCAATTGCAGTGTTTTAAAAAATGATATACATTACAACATCATTGGAGATCCGATTGAAGCGTTGTCTTACATCATTTACACAGCCATAAATTTAGAAAACAACACAATTTCACCGGTCGCAATTAAACAGGTTAATGCAACCCATCTAGGACATGCATTGCAGGTTTTAAACGACATTGGAATAGAATTAATAGAAACAAACGAAGACCAATGTTATTATATTAAAAAAAACACATTGAAACCATTTGCAATAACCACTGGTTATTTTCCGGATATATACACAGACATTCAGCCATTTTTTTGTCTCCTATCCTTATTCATTGATGGTGTTTGTGAAATCACAGAAACAGTTTGGAACAATCGTTTTAATTATGTCAATGAAATAAACAAAATTGGATGTAATATAGATTTTTTGGAAACATCCACCATAAGAATCAACTCTGCTTCAATAGACATCGTTTCAAATCCAAAAATCAACCATGTAGAATTGAATTGTACTGATTTGCGGGGTGGAATGGTCATTTACATGCTGTTGCGGTTTATCAAGATAAAAAATGACGATTTCAATTTTAATCTTAATGATAAATGTATAATAGACAGAGGTTATTGCGAGTATGAAAACAACATAAATGTTATATTGCATCAGTGTTCTCTCAAAATAAACACGAATTATCCCACCGCATCACTGTCAAATATTAACATTGGCGGAATGACTGAATATTATTCAGTATTTGAATGCATTAATGATTTAGTTGCATTGATCAATTTTTGCAAACATTTGAACCTAAGATTTAAATTAATAGGGGGAGGATACAATGTGTATTTTAATGATCATTTTGACGGGTTAATTATTAAAAACAGTTATAAATACATATTTCATTCCCACGTGGGTGATAGCACAATGATAAATGTATCCTCAGGCACAGAATTAATGGATTTGGTGCATTATTGCGCCATTTATGGCATAGACATTTCCGCGTTGGCAGGCATCCCGGGAACGGTGGGTGGTGCAATTTATGGAAATGCGGGCGCATATGGAGTGGAACTTTCAAATTTCATTGAGAATTGTCATGTATTAACTGTAGATAATGCGATGGTGTGTTTAAAAAGGAGCGACATGCAATTTGAGTATAGAAACAGCATTTTAAAAAACAATAAATTGACATCCGTGATTGTTTCAGTTGATTTCATATTTGAAAATAAAAATAGGAAATCAAGCGCGGATATTGTCACAAATATTCATAATATTATAAAATTAAGAAATGACAAATTTACATATAAAAATACACTGGGCTCTATTTTTAAAAATATTAGAATGCATGGAACCACAAATATGGTGTTTGCATGGCAACTCATTGATTTGTTGGGGTTAAGAGGTCAAACGATCAATTCATTATTGATTACGGACAAACATCCAAACATTTTCATCAATGTTGATTCTTGCTCTCCGGCGGGAATGACCAATTTGGTAAATCAAATAATACATGACACAAAACAAAAAACAAACCTTCAAATTGAGCTAGAAATAGAATGCGTGTGAATTAAAGCACACGCGCAATCAATGTTGTCTATACAAATAATGTAAATGGGAAACGTAGTATATCTTTAGTAAATTCAAAAAATTGGGTGAAAGATAATTTTCCTAAAAAAATTAAAAAATTATTACTACTATTTCATTGTGTTATCGTATCTGTCTCAATTCACGTAGTTACGTGTACATGAACATGGGAGGACTGTTCGTCTCCGCCTTTTTAATCATAATGTCGACAACGCTGCTGGTAACCGTGAACGGAAATGTCACATCGATGGAACTGGAATCCTTGTCAAACAACTTGCTTCCCGGTTTCATCAAGCGGTACAAATTCAGCTTGGTAAAGATAATCTCCAAACAGCGTTTCAAATTGCGCACACCATCCTCCTTATCCGTGTGATGCTCGACCATGTATTCAATCGTCTCATCCGGAATAATAATTTGGTCCGGCTTGAATGCCACCTCCGACTGAATTTTCGGAATCAAATACTTTTGCGCAATGTGCGTCTTGTCCTTCTTGGCATACCCGTTGGTGTGAATGCGGTACATTCTGTCAAGGAGAATTGGGTTGACTTTTGATTCGTCATTGTAGCTGAAAATGAAGAGACACTTGCTCAAATCAAACGGAATTTCTGAAAAATACTTGTCGTGGAATTGACTGTTCTGAGACGTATCCGTCAAATGTGTCAGAATTCCCGTAATCTCTTCACCCTTTGGCGTGTTGCTCAGCTTATCCAACTCGTCAAAGAAGATCACCGGATTCATCGATTTGCAACGAATCAAAATATCAACAATTTTACCCCACGTGCTGCCCTCATACGTGTACGAGTGTCCCTCCATGAAACTGCTGTCCGTTGCACCACCCAGCGCGATGAATGCGAAATCCCTGCCCAAAATCTTGCTAATTCCTTCCTTTACCAGCGTCGTTTTACCGGTTCCGGGCGGACCCTTGATTGCAATCGCCGAACCAAGCGCATTCGGATTCGAGATCCACTGACCCACCATTTGCATGATTTGCATCTTGGCGTCATTAAGACCGTACACTGCCGAATCCAGGATATCCTTTGCCGACTCCATGAATGCATTACATTGTTCAACGCCAACATCCATCGTAATCGGGAGAGCCCTGTGCACTCCAAACGGAATTGTCATAAACGTGTCGACCCAATTCTTCACCTTGAAGTACTCGCCGGAACACGTGTCCATGTAGCGCAAATTTTGAATACGTTTTAGCGCGATCGCCTTGTATTGCTGAGGGATTTTTGACTCCAGTAAAGTCAGGCGATATGGTTTGTCAACCAACATTAATTTGTTTAGTTCGCTCAATTCCGTTAATACTTCAACCTGTTTTTCGCTGGACAAATATTTTTTGAAATACTTGAGATCGTTGGCTGAATTCTTTTGCTGTAGCAAACGCCCAAATTTCCTTGTATTGCTTCGCATCTTTTTAACGCTCTTCTCTTTCCTGGAACGCTTGATCTTTTCCTCCCTTTCAATCATTTGATCCAGCGTCGTCCTTGCAATCTTATTGTTCTTGTCTTTCGCAAGTATCGCCTCCATTTGCGCCTTGATTGTCTGAATTGTTGCTTCATCTTCGGTACCGAATTCTTCTTCTTTGTCTTTTTCTTCCTTCTTGTCTTTTTCTTCCTTCTTGTCTTTTTCTTCATTCTTGTCTTTGCTCTCCTTTTCCTTTGATGAATTATACACAGATTTCCCATTCAATGTAAAGCTGATATTGTCAACAGCAGAAGCAAAGTCAGATTTAGAATCCAGTTTCTCTTTGTTTAGTTTTTCATTCATTTTATATTTGTCGTCGTCGTCTTCGCCTTCGTCATCACTCTCATCATCACTCTCATCTTCACCACTTTCTCTGTACGTCTCATCACTACCGCTCGAACCTTCTTGATCAGACGAAATGGATTCGTCGTCATAAACGGAATCATCCAGTGCAGAGTCGTCATCATACTCATCCGACAGATTTTCAAACGGTTCCTGAAGATTAATTACAATATTATAATTACCTTTTGGCTCCTCCTTTTCCTTTGTTTTGGCCACAACCTCCTGGTCCTCCTCTTCCTCATCGTGAATGTACTTTCGTCGCTTGTTCTGATTGTTGGGTGGCTTTGGTAATTCTTCCAGGTCTGCAGGTTTCGAATTTAACCTTGCACTCCTTCTTGTTTTGGGAGGAGATGGATTCTTATTTTTTTTATTTTCGTTGGATTGTTTGTATTCGTTGGACAATAAGCTTGCCTTAGTTGTCGCATATTTCGAAGGAAACAATTCTGCAAGAAGTTTAGCATACTCCGCCTTGTCAAAATGTTCCGTCTTGTATTTTTTTGGAGACGATTTTTTCGATGCTGGTGATGACGGTGATGATGAAAATGATGAGTTGTTGTCACAACTGCTACCTTGATCCTCACTATCACTAGTTCCATCATCTTTTGAACGTCGATATTGAAGAATTGGTTTTTCTGCCTTTTTCAAATCGTTGGCAGTTTTATCCTTTTTTTTTGCCGCTGTCGCCGTCGGTAATTTATTATTCTGATTCTGTGACATGTGAACTCGGTTTGCGATTGATCTTTATTACATGTAATCGTATGATGCTTTTATTTCAATTTTTATAATAATATATTTTAATAAAATGTAAAAGTTTTAATAAAATTTAATAAAATTTATAAAATGAAAATATTATTATTATAAAATTGATTTATTATGAATCAATATGATATATGTATAGAGATATACAGACCATAATGTCACGCGAATTATTATCGAAAATCGAAGCTGGTGGATGCTATGGAAAAATGAAAATTGAAAATGGGAAAATCGTATTCGAATGTGTTACGACTCATACTTCTCCTCCTTTTAAATTATTTGATCCTGTTCTCGCACCTCATTTGGTTCCCGCACCTAGTGCACCACCACTTGTCGAAGACAGTCGAATCATCGATGAATTGCGAGATGAATTACGGGAAACAAAGCAACGGTTGGCCGTTCTAGAACAACAAGTTGCACAATTGTTTCAGTTTCGGGAGGCGGTACATATGCCAGGAATAAACAACCGGTACAAAGGTCGGATCGACTTTTACAATTTCAATACCACTTTTATAAAGTTTTATGACGTGAGAAATTCAAATTCAGCGTTTATGGCTTATAATGTAAAGATTGGCAATCACGATACGCCATTTTTAAATGGAATTGATGTTTCTTTCGTGGACACACTAATGATACTAAAAACACAGATACGATATGACATGACAAACCACATCATCGTACAACCTTACCAAACAATTACTCAGGATTGCGGGATCATCATAAAGTTCATAGTTGACTGGATGGCTACATCGCCAAACAATATTCAAATCACAATAATGAATCCTGGCGCGACTCTTGCGATCGGGTTTGTCGTTGGTCTTTGTGAGCAATTAAATCCAAACAAACTATCAAAACTTATAATCACACAAGCGAAAATCAGCGAACAGACCGAGCTGAGAAATAAGGTAGACAAAACATTATTCAAAAAAATCGAATTTGAAAAGGTAGTATCATCCGTATAATCGTATAATAACAATAATAACAATAATAACAATAATAAAAACATTATAAACAAACAAATAAACATTAAAATAAAAACATAATACTTTTTTATTTTTTTATAAAAAAATATTATTATAAAAATTGAAATAAAACAATATAGATATAATAATATAATAATTAATAGTTAGCTCTGATCGCTTCTAATGACGCAACAACCGAATTGGACGAAGAAGGCGGCATCAAAGATTGTTGGTATTCAATTTAGCGTACTATCACCCGAAGAAATCCGAAAATGTTCAGTTGCAGAAATAACGAGTCGAGATACGTATTCGAATAATATCCCGGTAATCGGTGGAATGTTTGATCCGCGTCTAGGAGTTTTGGAGCCCGGTCTCAAATGTCCTACGGACGGTTTGGATTATATTAAAACGCCCGGATATTTCGGACACATTGAATTGGCAAAACCCGTATTTTACTATCAATACCTTCCCACTATTATCAAAATGTTGAAATGTGTATGCATCAAGTGCAGCAAGCTGCTCGTTAATAAGGAATCAAATAAAGAATGCATGGACATGAAACCCGATGAACGATGGAGCTACGTTCACCATTTGGCAAGTAAAGTCAAACGCTGTGGCGACGACACACAAGACGGATGCGGCTGTCTCGTCCCTAAAAAAATCAAAAAAGAAAATCTGGCCACACTTTATGCAGAATGGGATGGCGACGCAGATGAGGGGGGTACTACTACTACTACTGAATCTGGATCAAAAGAAAAACTAAATATGAAGATGACGCCGGAGGTTGTCTTGAAAATATTTAAAAGAATCTCTGACCAGGATGTTGCATTCATGGGATTCAGTCCAAAATTTTCAAGACCGGATTGGTTTATTTGCCAAGTGCTCGCAATTCCTCCGCCCGCCGTTCGCCCTTCCATTAAAATGGACGGCAATCAGCGCAGCGAAGACGACATCAGTCACACCATTGTGAATATTATCAAGGCGAACAAAACGCTACTTGAAAAAATGAATGAGCCGTCTGTGAATGCCACAATTATCGATGACTGGCAAAGTTTACTGCAATACTTTATCGCGACTCAGGTTGATAATAATATTCCATCGTGTGCTCCCGTTGCGCAGCGGTCCGGTCGTCCTTTAAAATCGATTAAAGAACGGCTGAATGGAAAGATGGGGCGCGTAAGAGGGAATCTCATGGGAAAACGTGTTGACTTTTCGGCCAGGTCCGTCATTACACCTGATCCCAATTTGTCGATTCGAGAACTCGGAGTGCCTAAAAAAATCGCCATGAACATTACCAAACCGGTTGTTGTGAATAATCGGAATCGCGACTTTCTGCAGCAACTGGTTTTAAACGGACCCGATGTGTATCCTGGTGCGAATATTTTGGAGAAGAAAACCGGCGGAGACATTTCGCTGAGGTACATGGATCGAAGCACAATTGTTCTTGAAAATGGAGATGTGGTGCACCGTCACATGATGGACGGCGACGGCATCCTGTTTAACCGTCAACCCACTCTTCACAGAATGAGCATGATGTGTCACATTGTCCGGGTCATGCAGCAGGGCGACACATTTCGCATGAATATTGGTGATACGAAGCCGTACAATGCCGATTTTGATGGTGATGAGATGAACTTGCACATGCCGCAAGACGATGAGGCGGAAGCTGAGCTCAAAGGGCTTGCTGCCGTTCCTTATCAAATCATCAGTCCCGCAAAGAACAATTCAATCATCGGTATTTTTCAGGACTCGCTGCTTGGAGTGTACCAGTTTACGCGAGGCGGACTTCCGGGATTTGATGCGCGCATGGCGATGAATCTGCTGATGGGATACAAGAATGTGAACCCGTCGCTGTTTAGTGACCCAACAAAAAAAATCACGAATTTTGAAATCTTGTCTCAGATTCTGCCGCCGCTCAGCATGAAATATAAAACCAAACAATTTGGAGATAAGGACGATTATGCGACGTCGAATAACGTGCTTGAAATTCAAGACGGAGAAATGCTGCGCGGGCAAATGGATAGCGGTGTTTTGGCATCGAGTACGAGTGGCATGATTCAGCGCATTTGCAACGATTTTGGAAACCTTGCATCTGCGAATTTCATCGACGATTTGCAAAACATTATTACGGAATACATGAAGACGTCTGCGTACAGTGTTGGAATCAGCGACTTGATTTCGGATAAGAAGACGACCGAGAAAATCATCGATTCGATCAAGACGAAAAAGCTGGAAGTGAAGACCATTATGGACAACATTCACATTGGAACATTTGAAAACAAATCTGGGCGCACAAACGAGGAAGAATTCGAATTGCAGGTTACGAATATTTTGAACAAGGCAAACGGCGAAGCTGGTGACATTGGTCTCAAGAGTTTGAGCAAGACCAACCGCTTTATTACAATGGTGAATGCGGGTTCAAAGGGCAGCAAGGTGAATATTGCTCAAATGATTTGCCTGGTGGGTCAGCAGACCATTGATGGTAAGCGTGTGCCGTATGGATTCGACAGCCGAACGCTGCCGCACTATTCAAAATACGATGACAGCCCTGCAGCGCGCGGCTTCGTCGAGAATTCGTTTATTGCCGGTCTGACACCATCGGAGGTGTTCTTTCACGCTATGGGTGGTCGTGTTGGTTTGATTGATACCGCCGTTAAAACGTCGCAAACAGGATATATTCAGCGCCGCTTGATCAAGGGTATGGAAGACATCAAGGTAGAATATGATATGACGGTTCGAAACAATAAGAATCGCATTGTTCAGTTCAGTTACGGCGAGGATGGCATTGACACGGTGAAAATTGAACACTCGACTATGAATTTCATTGGAATGACACCCGACGAATTGTACGCGCACTTTTACGTTCCGGTCAGCGGCGACTCTGAAACCAACAGCGAACTCAAAGCCATCTTTTCAAAGACCGCGTTCAGCCGTATGAAGAAGCAGCAAAAGTTGTGCGATGAAAAATCCAAGAAATACACGGAATATTTGATGAAAATGCGGGAAGACATTGTCGTGAAAGTATTTAAAAATAAAAATACAAAGGACGCTTATTTGCCTCTATCCTTTTCACACATTGTTGCGAATGTTGCGGGGATGCAAAAAATCAATAAGAATTCGGAAGTCGACGTCACTCCTTTGGAAGCGTTTATTATTCTGGAAGAAACGTATGCGCGATTCGAGCAACTCGAATATGCCCCGCCCACCGAGCTCTTCAAAGTCATGTATTATTATTCGCTGACACCGCGCGATTTGCTGATGGTGAAGCGGTTCAATCGGAAGGCGCTTGTAGCTTTGGCGGAAATGATGGTTCTCATGTACAAGCGCGCAATTGTTGCGCCGGGTGAAATGGTTGGCATGATTGCTGCTCAGAGTATCGGTGAACCGACAACACAGCTTACTCTAAACAGCGTGGCATATGATACCGAGTTATTACTGCGCGTAAATAATGCCATTCAAGTTGTTAAAATCGGCGAGTATATTGATAATTATATTCCGAAAGCGGCTAAAAGCGAGGATCATCCGAATAATACAAAATTGGTATACGTGAATGACGACGAGGAAGTGTATGTTCCATCCGTTGATGAAGACGGAAACACGAGCTGGAAGCGTGTAGAGGCGCTTACACGCCATCCCGTTGTAAATTTGGATGGAACGAATACGGTGCTGCGTGTGACTACCAAAGACGGTCGTTCAGTCATTGCCACCAAAGCCAAGTCGTTCTTGACAATTGACGATAATAATAAACTGGTGGCAACCAACGGCTCGGAACTCAAAGTTGGTGATTATCTTCCTGTGAATATTCGCGCATTTGAAATGCCGGAAAGCGTGCGTGATTTTGACCTGTCTACCATTCTTAAAAAATCGGAATACGCGTTTGGAAGTGAAATGCATAAAGCGCTTTCGTACTCTGGCGAACGTTACTGGTGGTCAAAACATGCAAATGTCGATTTTACGGTTCCGTATAATAGAAGCGATGCATTCTTGGAAGCGATGAAGACAGAACCACATGTTGACAAGAAGACCGGTAATGTTGCATCTGCGCGCCAAGTATTCATTAACGGAATTATTTACCCGAAAAAACGGTTCATTGGCGGAGGCAATATCCCAGAACACATTCCGCTCGATTTCGATTTCGGGTACTTGATTGGAGCGTATTGTGCAGAAGGGTGCACGACGCCCACACAAATTTCAATTGCCAATAATTGTCGTGAATTCTTTGCACCGATTGAACGTTTGATGGAAAAATGGAAGATTACAACCAAGTTTTACATTCACAATAATAAGAATGGTGAAGGGTGGACATCGTCTGATCTGAGAATCTATTCCATCGTTCTCACCGACATTTTGAATATTTTGTGCGGAAAGGGATCGCCAAATAAATGCGTGAATTATCTCCTGTTTAACAGCAATAAAGAATTTATGAGAGGGCTAATCAGTGCATACTTTGCGGGGGATGGCTCAGTCAATAAATTATCTTGTTTAATAACTGCATACAGTGTATCAAGAACTTTACTAGAAAATATTCAGTCAATTCTATGTTACTGGTTTGGAATATATACGAAAATCAGAACAAACAAGCTTCAACTGTCTAATAATAGAGGATCCAAAAATATTTTGCAAGGATATACATTGACTATAAAATGTGATGGTGCAAAAATATTTGCAAATGAAATTCCAATGCTGATTCCTTATAAACAAGAACGACTCAATGAATATAAATTGCGACCATTGGAAATATCAAGTGAATTAAAAGATATTATCCCAAAGTATAATCATAATAAAAATATTTATTATAATGTTAATCGTAGAAAACTTGTTGAGATGTTTAAGGTGGATGCACCGTTCAAAGATATTCGATTTGATAAAATTGTAACCATTGAAGAAATACCGAATCCGACAGAATGGGCCTATGACCTAACTGTAGAAATTACAAGGACATTTTCGGTATTAAACGGTCTCTACGAATTCGACACTTTTCACTTAAGCGGCGACGCTTCCAAGTCACAAGTTACTCGCGGTCTTCCGCGAATTGAGGAGCTGCTGTCGTTGTCGGAGAATACGAAGAATCCTTCCACTACCATTTATTTGAAGCCGAGCGACGAGTCGAACAAGGATGCGGCTGCGGAAATGATCCCATTTATCGAGCTGACGCGATTGGAGGATATTGTGAAGAGCGTGGAGATTTGTTTTGACCCGAGCGATAGTCCGAATGAAACGAAGATTACGGCAGACAAGTTGATTTTAGCGCAATACGCGGAGTTTCAAAAAATGTTGAAAGAGGTTGGAGGTGAAGATGAGACAGAATGTGAGCGGGAGCGGTCGAAATGGATTTTGCGAATGGAGATGGATCGCGAATCCATGTATGAGAAGCGGGTTACGATGGATGACGTGCATTTTGCGATCAAAGCGGTGTATTCGAAAAACGACAAGAGCGAAGTGTCGTGCATTTATTCGGATTATAATACCGACAATTTGGTGTTTCGGATAAGGTTGGATTTCCAGAAGAAGGAGAAAGATCCAAAGACGCTGGACCAGACGGATAAGATTTACCAGCTGAAGACGTTTCAGGATGCGCTAATGAAGAATATTATATTGAGGGGGATCAAGGGGATTAAAACGGTGCTTGCTCGAAAAGTTGTGGATTTGGTTGCGAAGGAAAACAACACGTTTCGAAAGAAGGAGACGTGGGTACTAGATGCGGTGGGCTCGAATTTTATGGAGATTCTATCGCTGCAGAATATTGACGCTAAACGAACGATTAGCAATGACATTCAGGAGATTAACCGGGTGCTTGGAATTGAAGCTGCGAGACAGGCGCTGTTTAATGAGCTGTATGAAGCATTTGATACCACGTATATTAATCACCACCACATTAGTTTACTGTGCGATCGAATGACGTGCAAATCGGATATGGTTTCGATTTTCAGGCACGGAATTAATAATGACGATATTGGACCGATTGCCAAAGCGTCGTTTGAGGAGACGCCGGAGATGTTTTTAAAGGCGGCGCGACATGCAGAGCTTGACCAGATGCGCGGTGTTTCTGCGAATGTAATGTGCGGTCAAGAAGGGTTTTACGGAACGAATGCGTTCAAGGTGATGCTGGATATGGGCCAAATTATGAAGATGGGACAGGTTGCCACGGCGGATAAAACGGTGGAAGAAGAGAAAGAAGCCGTGCTGCAAGGGTTTATGGACAAGATTGCGGCGGAAGATCCGCTGAATCCGTGCAGCAAGAACAAGTTGACGATACAAAGCACGCTGGATAAAGTACAGGGATCGAATCTCGGTTCTGTTGATCCGGATTATGACATGGGATTTTAATAAAGAATATAATAAAGAATATAATAAAGAATCGTGTAAGTAATACATTTTATAAATTTTGATAAATTTTGATAAATTTTGATAAAGTATAAAAAAAATAAATAAAAATATTTCAAATTTTTTATTTATTTAGATAACAAAATAACTATATGGTATAATAATTTAATCAACATGTTCTACCGCTTCGCTTAGTTCTTCGTCATCATCATCAGTATCTATAAATTCCTCGCCTTCGCTGGTATAGTAACTCTTGTATTCAATGTAGTCATTCGTCGTGATTGCGCGTTTATTTTCAGAAATATAGTTCGGCACATCCGCATCCAATAACAACATTTCGTTATCTTTTAAATTATAGCTAATAGAATCGAATGTCAAATACTTATTCGGATGCAACATGTACGCGCGTATGCGCCTGTAACGCAGCAGTTCATCTGCGAGTCGAATATAATAATTGTTTTCGTTATCGGAATCGTCGACCAAGTTGCGTTTGGGAATATAAAGCCCACACACGGCGGCGTCATCGATGGAAAAACAATAAGCGAGTTTTTTGCACGATGACCCGCGTTCGGTAACACAACTCAAAGCGGATTTCTGTTCGTAAATGGTTTTTAATACGGAAGGATCCATTTCAGCAAATTGAATGTGGCGTCGTCCCAGCGCGATTAACATTTTTTTCATTTCTGCCAGTTTTTTGATGTATGCGTTATATTGTTGTTGAATATTGTTTTTTTGTCCGTCGGCTCGGCGCCTGTTGTAAATGAGCGCTTCAATCGAATTTCTGACTTCCATATTTTCAAAGCCGTTCAGCTGAATTCGGATAATATTTCGAAATGCATTATAAAAATTAGTTTCAAGACGAATTTTTTCGACATCATTTATTCTCTCTACATCCCTCTTGAAAACAAATCCCGAGCGATTCATTTGCGGAATCAGTGACATGTCAATGTTTACGCTGTTGCCAAGTTCAACATGTTTTAAATTGTCCCCGTCGTCTTTGAAAGGGACCGGATCGCTGATTGGCATGAATTGGTTGGTTTCTGTCATGAAACCAATCACGCGTTCATTCTCGACAACTTTTAATTTAAAAGCGCACGGCAATTCGCCTTTTGATTTTTTATGAACGAGGAGTGCGAATTCTTTTGTGTGCTTGTATGTTTTCCAAATGGTGGGCGTCTGATTTACAAAGAGCATTTCGAATCGGCGGTTGATTGCGGACGGATTGCAAAGAATGTTACCGGTAATTGAGCGCATTTTTTCATTGTACATTATATTAAAAGTAATTTGCATTCCAATGGTCTTCCCCGAAAAATCCACAATTTGTTTTATATCTTCGTCTCGAATTTGAGCGGAGGGCGTGGCTTTACTTTTAAGTATTTGAACAATTTCGTCGAATGGTTTATTTTGAACGATGGATTTTACGAGCTGGGCCGGCTTACACGTGGATTCAAAAAATGTTTGAATTTTTTTAAGGGCCGTTTTCAGCGTCTTGTCCATTTTCGAAGAATTGACGGATGAAAATAAAACGGTGCTTACAATGTCGCGTCTTGACGTGTACAAGTAGGTGTAAAGCGGTTCATAATAACCTTCATATTTTACAATGATTACATTTACCCTTCTGGATTCAAAAGTGGAATTGGAATAGTGATTTGTGGGGCATATAATGCTGACTTCATCTTTATTATCGGTAAGCTCTAAAATAATTAAATTCAGCCCTTCTTCGTGAATGGGTGGTTGACGCTTTTCTTGTTGTTCGCCCTTTTTGTATTCTGACCATAAAACCGAATCGGTAATATAATCCCACAAGTACGTGTAGTCAATTGCAACGTCGTCGTTTGATAAATAGCGTATGAAATTCTCGAAGGACATGATCAGCGTTTTAAAAAATACTACTCTGTTGTCTTCGTCATCCTCAAAATTGGAACCAGTGTTGTCGCCTGGAAATATTTGTTTGAACAAGCGCGTGTCGCGATATTTGAGCAAGTGGTCTTTATCAATATATTCAAATTTTTTAAATGTTTCCACGAGAGTTCCGTTTTGGTAGGACGCAAACCGGTCAAGTGAAAGGCGCGGAATTAGCACTTGATGCTTGAATTCAGTTGCAGACAGTGACTGATTTGAGAGAGAATTATAGACGCTTGCAATGCAAGAAATAAAACATTGATTATAATTCGAATCTTTATTTTCGAGAACGCCCATGCGCAGCACGCATATTTCATCTTCGACCAACATGTCGCCCTTTGTTGATTTGCATTTCCTGCTGTAATTTTCATCTTCAAACAAGAAGAGCTGGAGAGAAAGCGGTAAAAACCCGAGATTATTTTGTTGGAGAGGAAATGCAGAATCCGGTTTTGAAACGTATAAATTTGTTTTTGATTTCTTCTTTTTTTGTTTTGCGGGTTCTTCTTCCACTTTTTCCACTTTTTCTACATTACTTGCTGATTCTTGTACTTCTAGTTGTGTTTTAACTTCGGTCGGAACTGGTGGTGCAGGGATTGTTTTGGCTTTCCCTTTTTTGCACTCTTCAATGACCCCCTCTTCTTTATCAAAGAGATGGTAATCTTTCAAATCGTCGCTATCTTTGCCTTTAATTCCTGTAAAACAGCATGGTAAACATTTTCCAGATTTTGTCTTGAGTGTTTTTAAAAATCCTGGCAAATAAGGTGTATATTTCCCCGTTTTAAAATGTTCTAAAGGCGACGTGAGATCAATAATGAATTTTTCTTTATTATCAGGATTATACGCCTCTTCTTTGGTGACAATATTTTTATGCAATTTTTTCTCGTCAATTTCTTTTTGAGAGACGGACCGCTCTTCAGGAACGTTCCAATAGCGCGGGCAAATATAATAATGTTTATTTTGACCTTCCAACTCGGGATCATCCTCATTATTTTCGCTGCTGTATTCTAAAGGCACGCCATAATAAGACGGCTGGCCAATTTTTTCATCATACGTATTTATTTTATCCAGTTCTTCCTTTGTCAAAATAATTGGCTGGCGTCTTGCGCTCCACCCGCATTTCGTGGCATATCCTGCAGTTTCTTTGAATAGCGAAGGTTCCATATTTTTCAAGCGTTTATAAACTGGATTGGACTCAAATGCTCCGCCAAAATATTCATTGTCTTCTTCTTCTTGTTCTTCTTCTTGTTCTTCTTTTTCGCCGCCCAGTAAATCAAAATTTCCAATGTCTTCTTCTTCCTCTTCTTCTGCTTCTACTGCTGCTGCTGCTTCTTCTATAGCTGCTTCTTCTTTTAGTGCTTTTATAGCTGGTTCTTCTATAGTTGCTTCTTCTTCTTCTACTTTCTTCTCTGCTGCTATTACTGGTTCTTCTATAGCTGGTTCTTCTATAGCTGGTTCTTCTATAGCTGGTTCTTCTTTCTTCTCAATGACTTCTTCTTCTTTATTCTCAATGACTTCTTCTTCTTTCTTCTCAATGACTTCTTCTTCTTTCTTCTCAATGACTTCTTCTTCTTTCTTCTCATCTACCTTTCTAGCGACTTTTACTTCTTCTTTATTTTCTGCTGCTGCTACTATTGCCGTTTTTGAAACGGAACTAGAAGAAGACGAAGTTATATCACACAATTGTTTTACCAACTGCGCAGGCATGTATTTTTCATCGTTTCCAAATATGTGAAGTAAAGAATCAATGTAGATTCGAATCGGATTTAGGGTGTATATATTATTAATGCCGGTTATTTTGATGGTTATTTTATTCTTCGCGTCACCCAAACTTTTAATCATGTGAGTTTTAAATCCGGGAAATTTTCTAACATATATCTTTTTCGGCATTTGTTTTTTTTGCAATACTTTACTGTACTTGCCTTCAAAATTCGTTTTGAATTCGTCGTAACTTTGTTCCGCCACCCGTTTCGTGACCATCAAATTTTTAACGAGTAAATTGACAACCTGTTTTTTTTCACGAAACCCCATATTATAAAGCGACTCAACGTACGCTAATCGCATGACACCTTCGTCGAAATTTGGCACGCGAATATATTGCATGCTTACACCCTTTTCTTCTGAATTCCAATTATTTTCTGTTACTTTCATTACGCTGGACATGCATCCGTAAAAACGATTCCAAACCAGCGGTTCTGTATTATTGAGTTTGGATATGAGCAAGTATTCCATATTTTGTAGTACCACATTATCGTCATACATGGAATAAAAATCGCGCATCTTGTAACCGTTTTGGTTTAAAAAGTCAATTACCAATCTCAAATGCGGCGAAACTGCAGCGCGGATCATCTCGTCAACAGCATCTTCTGTATACGTATTTTTAAATGTTGCGTGAATAAAAATGTGTCCCAGTTCATCGAATTCGCAAATAAATGCAATTTTTTCACTGTTTCGTACACCATATTGTCTCTCCAATTTATCATACATAATATATATGCTTACACGCGTGTTCGAATGCTGTTGCTGTTGCTGTTGCTGTTGTTGTTGCCGTTGCTGTTGCCGTTGTTGTTGCCTCTTTTGTTTCTTCATATTTGCAAACGTCGCCATTTTCTTTGATATTTGTTGAATGTCATAAATCTTATTTGAATCGGACTGATACTGAATCAGCAAGTAGGGTATTTTTTTACCGCCCTTTGTCTGATTCTTCGTGTACATTCTCAAGATTGCATCCTGAAACGGTGGATTGTATTTGACGAGTTGACACTGTTCGGTCGCGTGAAATAACTTGAATAGCAATTCCAGCGGAAAATTAAAATCACTTTCAGGCAACAATTCAAGGTCTACACCAATAATGCCCGCCTCTTCGCTCTTCAATTTAGGTTTGCTTGACTGTTCGAAAATATCATAAAATAATCGTATTTGGTTGATATTCATTTTAAATTCTGCTGAATTTAATAATTCTGCAGTTCTTTCATCCAATTTTATTTTCGAAGATTCTGATTCTAAATCGCTTAACGATTTTATTCCTTCGGCATATAGCAGGGGATAATACGTTTTGATAAGCGCTTCTTCTTTTTCTACTGCTTCCGTTTCTGTTTCCGCTTCTGCTTGTGCTTGTAACACATCCCTCGCAAAACACGCAAATAATGTGTTGTGAACTATATTTCGTGTATCCAACAGTAGTTCTAAACTGTTCATTTTTGATTTTATTTTTGAAATCTCTCTTTCGCTAGTTTTAAAAAAGAATGGATTTACATATGCGCTTGCAGGTATGCTCTGCCCAATCGAAACGTCTTTAAATAGCGCGCTTGCATTTAATTTCTTCAAGGTTGTAAAAACGTCTTTTACACCGTTTGGATCTATGGGTTCTCCGCCGTCATTGATGTATCCCATCAAATAATTCTTTAAAAATTCCGAATCTTTACCTCGTTTTTCGCCCGGTTCGCCCTGTTCGGCCAATTCGGTCATTTTATGGTATATTTCATTTGAATCAAATATAATCGGCGTTTTTGAAAATAAATACATTTCGTCATATGCGTAATCAGCTAATTCGGATTCAGAATCAGTCCCGCGTTCAAGAAGTGATTTGATTGCCATCATGATTTTCCGTTTTACAACATCAATCGTATCATCCGAATATATTTTGAAATCAATAATGTGCACTGGAATGTTATATGTTGCAATATTTTTCAATTCCATTTTGCTAAAAATGTTTTCAAACAATTTCGAATTTGAACCATTTTCAATATATTCATTGTACAACTGTGTTAAAGATGTTTCCTTTTTTGATATTATAAGTTCATTAGAACCATAAAAAACAAGAATGCACTTGGGAACACCGCCAGGCACGGCACTATTCCCATTCAATATACTGCATTTATATATCTCTTCTATTGGATTCGTTTTTTTAGACATAATAAATATTTATTTGAATTATTTGAATTATTTGAATTAATACAATTACTTAATTTTTAGTAGATATATATATTAAATATAATTTAATCATAAATAATTACATTTAATTATATTTTATGATAAATAACAAACAATAATTATTTAATATATTTACATATATTATATTTTTAAAATGTCGACTCCCACTTCTGTTCCTGATTCTGTTATACCCAATTTTGACCAGGTTTTAACCGGTGATGTGAAAATTAGGAAAATATGTCATGATAGTAATGATGATTATAAAATAACCTTTAGCAAAAAACATATTAGCAAAGTTTTAATGTATCAAGTTTGGTCTAGTGTATCAGATTTCACAAATAAGGAACGAATCGTGTTTCGTATTAAAGCAAAAAAATGGGTTCGATATTTTTTCCCCAATCCACCTCCCGTCGATCCTTTTACACCCACAACTGTTATGGAACTTGATCACGGCGAATGCCCTTTTCATAAAAATAATAAAAATGGGTGCAAACACGTTTTCTCTATTAATAATGCTAAAGTTAATAAACGCGGTCAGGTTGTTTTTTATGTATCGTCAAAAGCTATCGACCGTTCAAATACTAATACATTAAGTGAAACAGTAAAATTATTAAAAAAAATCCCCACAGGTTCGTTTCATAATGCCCGATTTGATATTGATCATATTGCAATTCAAATTTCAACATGTATAAGTGCCTGTCAAGCTAAATATTCATTTCAATATTGCGCTACTAACTGCCCAAAAAAAACTGTAACCGGTAAAATAATAACACTAACATTATAATTCCAATCAATCATTTATAAAACGGATTTTCGTCAATGCGCGTTCCGCAGTACTGAACCGGAGATTTTGCATAATCAACCGGTTCATAAATTCCCGATTTCTTTGCAGATTCAAGCAAGAATTTAAAATTATCCCAGAATTCTTCCTTGTGACCAATGCTCGCAGTCATCAAATGCGCAAGTTCGTGAATGGCTACAAATGTGAGCGTGCTCAAGTCGATTAGCCGCGTACCTTCTTTATCTTCATTCAAACAAAACGCCATTTTTTCCCCCTTGTTTTCGCTATATGCGGTGTGTTCGCTGGTGGGAAGCGTTTCGCTTATTTTACCTGGGTTAAAATTTTCAACCAAGCGCTTCACTGCAGGATTGGATGCGTGCTTTGAATTCATGTGGTCGACTAAACGTTTCATTTTTTTTGTCGCTTCCGCTAGCAAATCTGCCGCCAATTCAACCTTGCTTCGCTCTCTTACGCAGTACGTGTTTCCATCCACCTTTGAAATAATGCACCTTAAATTGAAGGAATCCGAATCCTTATATATTTTAATTCCAAATAATACCATCAATGTAACGAGCAATATCCCAAAATAATTAATTTTCATTTTTATAATTATTTATATATTATTATAAATTTAATAAATTATTTATATACTATAATAAAATAATATAAAATTCATAAATAATAATTTATTAAATTTATAATAATATATAAATAATTATTTATAATATATAAATTATTATAATAAATAATAAATAATTAATAATTAATAATTTAATTTACATTATATGAATTTAGATTCGAATATAATTCAAAAAACAATACAGTCATTATTAACGGATGTAACACCAAAGGTTTTAACAACAATCGATATTCCCGATATTCCCGATATTTCTGAATTAAGTACAATAAGCACAAGTGCGAGCGCATATGAACAACAAGAACAAGATGACTCAGAAGAAAATGATAAAGAAAAAAAACCTCATAAAAAACGTAAATCTCACCACCATGCAATATCCGTATTATACGAAAAAATGAATACTGCCAATGTTGAAATGAATACTCAAAAAAATGCCGGATGTTTTAAATATCAAGAAACCGTCGTTGATGTTCAGTCGCAAGTGCCTCGTCCCAATTCATTGTCCGAAACATATCTTACGAGAGAAATGACCGACTACATAAAAACGGAATCAAAGAAAATTCTAACATTCGAATGTACAATTAACAATCGAACCATCCGTTTGATTTTTATCATTTTCAAAAATAATAACTTCGAAAGGATTGCATACTATAAAACGTATGCGCATCGCGTATACATGTGGCTGTCCATGATCTCTAAAAAATCCACGTGCGTTGAAACGCTTACTATATACGTATATTTAACCCCATTTAAAAAACAGCTTCCTGAGAATAAAAGCGAATCCATTGGTCCTGTGCACGCAAATACTGGCTACACGTATCGATGCGAAAAAGAAAATGAAATTGTAATTTATAGGGAAGAAGAGTGGTTCAAGGTAGTTCTTCACGTAACAATGCACGCATTTGGTAATGATTTTAGTACGGACGAAGGTTCCAGCAGTGCAATAAAACAGCTGTTCTCTTTACCACCCGGAATAAGTATTCGAATGTCAGAAACGTATTCGGAGATATGGGCCCGAATTATGAATGTCGTGTTTCAAACGTATTTTAAAAATCCGCCATCACTTGAATCTAGAAGCGCATTGCAATTTAAAAAGAATGTTGAATTTTATCTTCATTTAGAGAGTATATTTTCTCTCTATCAGTGCATTAAAATATTGGATTTCATGGGAGTCAATTATCAACTTCTAATTGACGATTCAGATCATTCTAAAAAAATGATTCGTTCATTTTATAGAGAGAATACAAACGTATTTGCATATTACGTTTTAACATCTGTCTTATTAAATAATCACGACGCGTTCTTATCATGGTGCGTGAAACATAACGGACCGGGACTCAACATGTTTAGAGTAAAAACAACACAACCCGCATTCATCGAATTGATTGAGTCATGTTATAAAAAAAATGAACTATTGCAAAAAATTGTAGAAACTGAAAAAAAAGTGGCGAGAGATTACCAGAAAGCAATTTCGTCGCATTCTAGTCGCGATAAAGAACTTGTTACCACGCTGCGAATGACAATTGTGGGATTTGATTAATTATTCAAGCGGTTTGTTTCCCTACAACTGGGATTAACTAATTAATGAAATGAATATAAAAATAATGATAAAGTAAATATAACGAAAACAAGGAAAACAACGAACTAGTAACAAGGAATTTAACAAAACGAATTAATTAGTAAAACATGTGTTCAATATATAACGATCCGATATGGAAATATGAAAATGATGATGTTGATATCAACGGGTTATTCGAAATGAAAGGGTTTTACATTAATCTTGATCACAGAACCGACAGGAAGCGGCATATGGAAAGTCAATTGGAACAGATTCGAATGGCGGGTAAAATTACAAGATTCAATGCGATTAAAAATGCAAATGGGCGTATAGGATGCAGTTTAAGTCACTTAAAGTGCATTCAATTGGCGAAAGAAGCAA